ATTGCACCATTGTACTTATCTGTACCTGAGGAATATTGATTTGTTGAACTTAAATTATTATAATAATCTGTTGAGGTAAATCCTGTACTACCACTATATACATAAAATCCAAGGTCACTCTCCGTTCTGATTGTAAGATAGGCGGTTTCACCAAAAGAATACACACTTGATGCATAAGCTGTTATTAAACCGTAATCGTTTATTTCATCAATTACAACACCTAATTCGTTAATTAATTTGTAAGTTACATTGTTATTACTGTTTGTCATAAGTTGTACAACTGTTCTATTACCCAATGAATTCCAGTTCAAATTAGTAACACCAGATACACTAACATTCATACTTTCTATACGAGTACTACCCGACATAATGGTTAACATAGATGCAATACCATCACCATTTACACACGGAACTCTATAAATGTCACTTAATTGACCCCAAGTATTAATTGTTTTTGGTTCGTTGTTTGCGAATGTATATGTACTAAATGATGTTTGATTATTGAACATATACATAATGTCACAGTATGTAACATCTGAACCAAAATTATTCCAATTATCAGTGTCATAAAAAGTTATTACAACACCACCATCATTTCCATCACTATCTGGATATAAACCAGAATCTCCATCTATATTGTTTTCTGTATATCCTGTACCTCTAGCGTGTGATGTTTCAATTAAGTTTGATGTGTTACCATTATAACTTATTATTTTATATGGTGTTTCTACGTTATTAACATCCCATAGTAATATGGTATATTTGTTTGTTCCGTGAAATTGGTCATTATAATTGCTATATGTGGCACCAGTTAATGAAACCGTCTCTAAAATGGTTCCACTTGTGTTATATATTTCAAAATTTGTGTATGTGCCTGAGACACCTTGAGCTTCAGTTAAAACAGCAATAAAATCAGATGAATTTGTCATTTTATGTCTAATGTATGTTCCATCTGTCCAAGTTTTAAATAAAGTTGTTGTACCGTCAGTTGGATTAACTATGTGTGATGTACCTGGTCCATTGTATGTCCATCCACTTAAAGGTGGAACTTCCCATTTTTCGATAATCATTGTACCATCAGACGTGGTTGCATCATAATTCCACTCAATATCGATACTATATAATGCTGGGTCCCAAGTGTATGTGAATACTTCCACACCGTTTGAGTAAGTTAACACACCATTATCTACATCTTCAAATGTAACCCACTTACCATCTAAATCGTCTCTACTATTACCATCAGTTGTACCACTATATCTTCCTATTTCTTCGTGAATGGCATTTGTGAATATTACTAATCTATCATCATTATTGTCAACACCATCAAAATAGTGCATATAACCTGAATTATCTAACACATATATATCCTGATTATTCCATACAGTAGAATCAACACCTAAGTCAATAATTTCTGCGGTAAAATCATTAAAATTCAAAAACGCAGCACCATAGTTGTCAGAATTAACTATTCTATTTTGATAAACAAACGATTGAACACTTGTGGCTGGTTGGTCTACAGTTAATGAGTATGTGTAATCATATTCAGCAAAGTATAGATTATAAACACCATACGGGTGTGTATTGATGTTATTGAAAGGGATTGTTTTAGTTCCAAGGTTTACCGTGGTACCTGATGTTGCCCCTGTATATGGTATAAACGTTACTGTTGCCGTCTTACCACTTAAGTTTGTACTTGTTATTCTTGCTCCTACTGCCATAGTTTGTTATTTTTGTCTATTATAAATACTTTATTCTGTTGTATCTTTTATTATTTGTTATTTTTTATTTTTAAGAACCGATTTGTAATGTTATCGAATCACTTCCCCAATCATACAGATAAGTACCAGGAGTTAAACCCATACTTGATATTGTTTTGTTTGCAAATGTTGCGGTTCCACTTAACGGACTACCTGAAGTGTAACCAATTGGTAAAATAATATCTTTACCTAATGACCCATCCTGAATACCAAATGTTTGTCCTGAGTATGATGTTGGTGCTGTATATCCTGAACCGAAACTATTTGGGTAAACATTTAGGTTATTTCCAAAAAATTTCCTAGCAAAAAATAGATTAGATTGACCAATTACCCAATAACCCAACGTACCGTTAATACCTCCGGCTGTTTGTACCGAACCCTCAATTAATCCTGTAAGATTAAGTGAACCTGAACCTGACATTATAACATCAGAACCAACCTCTGAAATTGTCACTATAAGACCTGAAGGTTGTGCCGTAGATGTAGGTGTAGGTGTACTCGTAGGTGTAGGTGTGTTCGTAGGGGTTGGAGTGTTCGTTGATGTTGGGGTAGGGGTTGCTGTTGGTTGAGCAAACACCGCTTGTAATGTTCCTGTACTACCTGTAACATATACTACCGTGAAAGGCGTTGATGCCGCTGGTAAATTAATACCGGTTCCTGACCAATATAAGAAATTACCACTACTATTATTTACACTAATTGTGTATTGTTGATTTTTAACTAACCCATAAGAGATATTTGAAGTGAATGTTTCACCATCAAAAACAATTGCCGGGGTTCCATCTGGTACTATAATATTTAATACAGCACCTTCAGGTGGGGTTGTTGGAGTATTCGTTGGCGTTGGTGTTTCAGTTGATGTAGGTGTTGAGGTAGGGGTCAGTGTTGGACACGACGCAATCTCACCAACTATATTACCACTTAACAATCTAAATGTTTTGTTTTCTAAAGGATAATAATAATAATATTCCATATAAGTTACAATATCATTAATAACACCAACATTGATGTCCGAATAAAAATTCATACCATCAACAAATGTCGATGAATTGGAATAGATTGTAACATTAAATTCACCCCCTTCACATGCATCTTGTTGAATTACCCACCCATATTTGTTATTGGAACCATCTATTGCTCTAGCTTGAATGGTATAACTATATGGTGATGAAGTGATTGGTGTGTTCGTAGGTGTAGGGGTTGGTGTTTCCGTAGGTGTAGGGGTTGGTGTTTCCGTAGGTGTAGGGGTTGGTGTTTCAGTTGGTGTAGGTGTTGGAACAGATGGACAAGATCCACAATCGGTTCTATATGTTGCAACATTACTACCATCCATATTAACGGTTTTATAATAACCATTATGGACAATTGTTCCCCAACCACTAAAACCAAATCCATCTCCATTTGTTACAAAAATATTTGATTCACAGAACGTTGGTCCATCACCAGTCACATAAAATCTTGGACACTCCCATACAGCACAATTACAAGTTCCTTCAATATCAGATTCCCCTAATTTTATTTCACCAAAAAATACTGTTGGTGGTTTTAATATCGAATATTCCAAATCGGAATTTGGAATTAATGTATATGTTAAATCGGTATTTGGTATTAATGTATAATTAAGATCATTTAATGGGAGAACTAAATATTCTAAATCATTGCTAGGTATTATTGTCGCTGTTAAATCGTTAGTTGGTATTAGTGTATAAGTAAAATCATTATTTGGAATAATGACATAAGCTATATCATTACCAGGAATAATTGCATATGTTAAATCATTTTCTGGTATAGATGGTGTTACCGTTATTGTAGGTGTTACGGTTGGTGTGGGTGTGATAGTAAAAGTAGGCGTGGGAGTCGGTATGACTTGACCATCATTGGGTCTAACCACAAAAATTCTTGTTGCACCAACTCTTGACGATATTTTACTAATCATAATATATTATCCAAATGTTGTAAATGTTCCTAAGATATTCCAAGATGATCCAACTCTAAGTGCTGTTAATCCTATTACATCAGTTTTATTTGAATTACCCACTGGTTGTTCATTATTTGCCCATCTAACTGTTACATTTTCATTATTAAGTTTATATGATGAAGCAATATATGGTGTTGATTCCTGTTTTACTATAAACGTTAATGAAACTGCATTTAAGTCTTCGGTTGGGATATTTGACACATTATATATATTATTACCTAATGAGCTAGATATATAAAATACAGAACCACTAACATAATTAAACTCATGTGACGATGTCCCACCACTAACTTCAAGTACTATTTTTTCATTTACACTACCAATGGTTAGTTCACCATTAATAGATAAGTCATTTTGCATTTTAGCACTACCACTAAACTCATACATGTACCCTTCACTAAATGATGGGGTATTAAAAGTTACTTGACTTCCAGTATGTACGGTTACTTGTGGATTTTCCCAATTATTTTCTGCAAATAAATATAATTTAGCTGGATGATTGGAACCACCAACAGTTCCAATATATAAGTCTTTGCCGACATTTAAAAGGTATGCATCGTTTTCCCTACCTACAAGACCTCCAGTGTATGTTGACGAATTTATACCCAAATTAACAAAATGAACACCTTCGGTACCGTTATCAGCTGTTATTACTATATCACCACTAGCATTACTTCCAGAATTTGTATTTCGTAAATTAATTTGCGTGTAATATTGGTTGTTACCTTCAAAGTGAGTGATATTATAACTTCCACTATTTTGTACATGTAATATCTCTGGGTTATCTATATGAAACGACCCAGTACCAACAATTAATGATTTTACTGAACCTGTTATTGTTAAATCTCCATTAATATGTTGACTGCCTGTAAAATAGTGTGAACCACTATCTACAAGTATTTGCCTTAAATGCCTCGAATTATGTTGAAAAGTTGTTCCTGAGTACGTAAGTGGCAATACTGAATCTAATGTTAGATTCGAGAGTGATCCGCTTGTTAATTGTGTTATTTTTTTACCTGCCATTTAAATAAATATTTTAATATAGAATTACGTCGTTATTATCTGTTATTATGTAATTTTCATCCTCGTCTGTCAAAGCATTGGAAAAATATGCCGAAAGGTTATCTTCACAATCTGGCCCACAAATAAAGAAATCATATTGATTTAACCTGGTTATAAAATTATGTCTAACATGTACATAATCTAGTGGTTCTTCGTAATAACCGATTGATTTCATGTTAAAACAACATATTCCGGTGTGATCTGGGTTTAAATTTAAATCGCCACCCCACGACTGTATAAATGGTTGTGAACCTCTAGACGATGGAACCACCTCTTCCCAATTTTCTTTTTTATATATTGGCCTACCGTTTAGATATATTTTCAATGTCCCCAATCTTCTTTCTTTCTCGTCAGCCCATTTTTTACTCAACATTTCATTTGTTGAATCGTATGTGCTTATTTGTGTACTTGTAACCGCAGTTACCTCTAGATCTGAATAGTCATTAACCCTCCAACCTAATAAATCATTCCACCCACCATGATTTTCTGTGTCACAATCGGTAAATCTTTTATAACGATCAAAAACTATTGTTATATTAAAATCTTTAGTTTCGTCTATTGTACATAATTGTGGTGTAACATCACCATCAACATAAAATGATTCAGTATACCCGGAAATAGTGTCACAATACCCAGAATATCTTGTTGCTGTCCACTCTATTCTTCTATCTGATGTAAACCCAAATGATAATATACTATCAGCGCTTGTCGCATAAGAATTAGGTCCCCTGGTTCCAAAAAAATAAAATTTACCACCAGATGACCATGGTAATGATTCCCTGTTAAATATAAAATCTAATGACCAACCCTTTTCAACCCGTCTATCAATGATTGGTAATGTACATTCATTAGGTTCTGGTTGTATAAATTGGTATGCCCAAGGTTTTACCCCATATTTAGGTGTAATTCCACAACATGCTGTTGGTGTGTCTAGTTTACCTTGACATTTATAATAACCATCTGTTTTAAATCTCTCAATAACACTTACTTCGGTATCACCCATTTGTTCATCTAATAACAATGGTGCGTTATAACCAGATATTTTCATAAAGTGCTCTTCACCGTTATCTAGTAAAAAAACATATACATCGTTATTTAATATCAAATATTTGTGGTATAAACCAACCCACTCTACAAATAAATCGTATGTAAGTGTACTAGAAAATCCAGAGTATGGATACGCGGCGTCATTAACCCTATTATCATATTCGGTAAGAGTAATTGTTGTTCTAACACAATCAAATCCATCCAAACTATCATTTATCTTTAGGGTGTTATATACTATTGGTTGAGTTAAATCAATAACATCAGTATTGTAATCACCATCAATTTTAGATATTTCATAGTCATAAAACTCTGAAGAATCCAGTCTAAGGTCCATTTTTGTTCCGAAATACTTTAAAATATTCTGTGTATTCATATTTCTATAAATATCTTTCGTATGGTTTGATATTTATATAAAAATACGTTTAGATGAATAATTTTATTAAACAGGTAATCGAAGAGAAATTTGCGTCAAAAGCGCAGCAAAGGTATTTCTATGCACAAGCATCAAAAGGTGGTAAAAAAGGTAAAAAATGGGCTAAACTAGCTGATGAATTTTCCAGTGAAACTAATTTCAAAAAGATACCAGATAAGGTCGAAAAGAAAGAAGAAGTAAATATTGATGTTGAAAAAGATGTTGATGAGATAGTTGATAATAAAGGTAATATAAGTAGAAGTAATATTTCTGTTGGTGCTAAAAAAGTAACAATAACATCTAAAGAAAGAACAGATAAGGTGGCAAACACGGCACATGGTACAATGGGGATACCTGCTGGTGGATATGGCCCACAAACACAATTAAGACAATGGGGTACGCTTTGGGAAGACACCAAAAACATTAAAGAAATTGAAATGGATTCTGCTTTGGGTTATGAAGACACTCTGGGTGCCGACGCAAGTTATGATGAGGCGTTGAACCATTTTACAAAAAAACTTGGCATTCCGGAAGATGAAGCAAAGGAAAGGTTAGAAGCAATGGGCTATATTCCTGACCAAAAAGATCTTGTTAGATTGGTTGAAAATCCAAAAACATTTATAAAAGATTACATTGAAAGTGTTTTGGTTAATAAAAGTAAGAATTCTGAAATTATTGATAACGAAACAGACGACGCGGAAATAAACCCGTTAGTCTTAAAACAATTGCAATCATTAAAAAAGACGTTATCAAAAAATAACATCCCTTTAGAAAAAATTATAAATCATTTGAAAAGTGAATAAAGATTTAAATGGTAAGGTATACGATATACCTGAAGATATTATTAAAAGAATTAATGAAACTCTAGCTACGTTAGGCACGCAATGGGCAGACGGTAGACAAAGAGCAGAAAACTTGTTGTCAACAAAAAAAGTTAACTACGGTCAACTTAAAAGAATTATACACGATTTAAAAGGTGTTAACAAGGTTGATGAAAAAACCAAATATAATTTATGTGGTGGTGAATTAATGGAAAAATGGGCTAAAACATTTTTAGACGGTGAAAGACAATTAGTTAAGAACAATAAAATGGGTAGTAAAAAAATAAATAATAATACTGCTATAACTGGTCTAAGAAAAAACCCATTTTTAAAAACACACGAAAAAAAGGAAACTACAAAGATTTCACCCAACATGTTTAAAAGCAATTCAGATAAAACGTCTATTAGCCCAATAACATCCCTTGGATTGTTTGAAGAGGTACAAAGAATAAAAAAAATAATAAATTATTAATATGGCAACACAGATAGAAATAATCGCTGAACAACAAAGACAGATACATTTATCAAAAAATGCCTATGCCACAAATTCTGGTTACGGCATTAATCACCAAAATGCTATGTCAGATGGTGATGAGAAGGGTAAAGGTGAGAATAGTGGTATGATTGGTTCAGCAACTGACATTCAAACCAGAATCAACAATACAGTTAAAAATTCATATTCTGATAAAAATGAATATAACTCAAAAAACATTAACGCATTATCAGATGGTGATGAAAAGGGTAAGGGAGATAACAATGGATCAATAGGATCAATTTCAGATATTAATACTAGACAAGAGTTATTAGCTAAGAACCTATATCGTAGTAATAATCAATATAATAGTAATCACCCTAACGCACTATCTAATGGTGATGAAAGAGGTAAAGGTGAAGACAAAGGTATTGGCTCTTTAACAGATATTAATAGTAGAGTTGAAAATATGAATAAAAATCAATACAATGATAAAAATGCTTATTCATATCAACACCCTAATGCATTATCAGATGGTGATGAAAAAGGTAAGGGTGAAAGCAATAATTTAATTGGATCGTCGCTTGATATTAATACAAGAACAGAATCCGTTGCAAGAAACAAATATGGTAGCAATAAAAACTACCCAGACTTTTAATATGAAATTAGAAAATTTTCTAGAAGATATTATTGAAGAACAGAATTATCCAATATTAAAGATAAGTCGTAATAGACCTTTGGTTGACGCAATTGTTAATAGACACCCAATTACTTTTTATTATACTGGCCCAAGAAAACCAAAAAAGAAAAGTGTAAAAGCTGGGTACAGAGTTAAAGCTGAACCAGTTGCAATGGGGTCACACAAAACTACCGGTAATTTATTAGTTAGGGCTTATATTGACGATCCATCCGCATCAAAAAGAGGTACTCCTGGTAGAGTTGGTAAAGAAAAATCTAATTACGGTTGGAGAACATTTTTAGCATCTAGAATGTCTAGAGTTGAAGTGTTAAAAGACGAAACATTCGATACTCCTAGAGAAAAGTTTAATGGGGGTGGTGATGATAAAACGATGGGTGTAACGTATGTTAGCACAGATTTTTCGACAACACCACCAAAACCAAGAATAGGCGACACGAAAAAACCAGAATCAAAAGCTGGGGTAGAACCAAAGCCAATTGAACCTAAAAAACCGACAATCACTAAGCAAGCTAGAAATGTTGATGCTGAATTAAAACAATTTGATAAAGAATTAGAACAAATTGAAAAAGATATAAAGACTAGTTTAGAAAATTATAAAAAATCAAAAAATAGTCCAAAAGAAATTGAATATGTTAATCAGTTAAAAGATTTTAACAAAAAGAAAAACGAATTATTAAATAGAATTTCTGATACAATTACCAATATTGGTACAGATGTTAGCTCAGACGATAAATCTAAAATAAATAGGTTTACCAGTAGGGTATCTAGTAAAAAACCTAGTCTTGATGTAATTGTACCGGAACCAACTAAAAAACCAACTAAGGAGCCAAATAAACCCGATGAGCCCGATGAAAAGGGAGACTTACCTAAAATTCCAACTAAAGAAAAACCAAAGACGGATATGAATTCATATGATTTAAATGAATCATATATTCAAAGAATAAAAAAATTAATATCCTACATTTAGTTTATTATTTAATATTAAAATAATATATTTATCATATTATGGCAAACGGATCAATATCAGAAAACGACTTAATGCGTAAATTAGTAAACGCTAAAAAGGTAATGAATAAAGTAGACGGCGGTGATTACCAAAAAGGTAACATTGACCAAGAAACACTTTTTTCAGACCCATCACAATTAATGGAATCAAATTTACCTAAACAACCTAACACAAGACCTGTGGGTGGTAATGTTAATGTAGATAAAATACAAAACTCTAAACTACCAGACGCTATTAAACAAGCGATGATTAATCATCCTATTGAACAAATGCAATCAATTTCATTAAATGAGACACTTGACATGGATTTTGTTAAAGGTGCTAAGAAATTAATGGAAAAAGAAGGTTTAGCTAAAAAACCAGAAACTAAATCATTTTCATCACACTCTATGGATATGAATACTATTGCGGTATTGATTGAAAATACTGTTAGAAAGGTTATGGATGAAAAGTTAAATCAAATCTTAACAGCACAACAAACTTCAACAATAAATGAAAATTTAGTATTGAAAGTTGGTGATTCAATTTTTAAAGGAAAAATTACTGGGGTAAATAAAGCTAAATAAGCTTTCCATTTAAATATTTTTTTCTTATTATTTTGACATAATATATTATATATGTCAAAAATCAAACTATTAGCAATTCCTTCCGATAACCATGGTGTTGGTAAGTACAGAATCCTAGATCCCTATAAATTTATCGGTAATCACTTTTCTGATGATGTACACGTAGACATTTCATTTAATGTTGAAGATAACGATTCAGTTTTTCTTGACTACGACGTTGTTGTTTTCCACAGCTTTATACATAAACTAAGCGCAGAAAAAAATCTAGAAAGAATTAGTTGGTTACGAAGTAAGGGAATAAAGGTCATTATGGATATTGATGACTTTTGGAATGTAGATCAACGACACCCAATGTTTGGTCAATTAAAAGCGAATAAAGTTCCAGAAACAAAAGTTAGCTTCATGCGATCAGTTGACTACATCACATGTACAACAGAATTATTCGCAACAGAAATCAAGAATAAATTAGGTGTTAAAAATGTGATTGTTTTCCCAAATGCTATTGATGAAAATGAACCACAATTTAAACCAGAAAAAACTAAATCAGATAGAGTTCGATTTGGTTGGTTAGGCGGTTCTAGTCACTTACATGACCTTGAATTACTAAAACAAGGTATTGATGGGGTTTTAAATCAATTTAAAGATAAAACACAATTTGTTTTATGCGGGTTTGATCTTAGGGGTACGGTTAATGAAATTAACAAACAAACAAATGAGGTTAGACAACGACCAGTTAGACCAGAAGAAACTGTTTGGAGTAAATACGAACAATTTTTTACCTCAAACTACAAGTATATTGATGAGGAATATAAACAATACTTACTAACATATAATCAAACTGATTATCCAAATAGCGATGTGTCATATCGTAGAAGATGGACTCAAGAGATAAATAAATACGCGTTTAACTACAATCACTTTGACGTGTCATTGGCCCCATTATATGAATCATATTTTAACGCTTGTAAATCTGAATTAAAAGTTATTGAGGCTGGATTTCATAAAAAAGCAATCATTTCTAGTGATGTTAAGCCATATAGCACAATCCTAACAACATCGATTAATCAAGGGGTGTATAACAATAGTGGAAACGCATTATTGGTCGAGCCTAGAAAAAACCATAAGGATTGGACAAAACATATGAAGAGACTTATTGAGTCCCCTAGTATGATTGAAGATTTGGGTAATAAATTGTACGAAACGGTTAAAGACAAATATTCATTAAAAAATGTTTGTAAGGACAGGGTAGACTTCTTAAAAATATTTGTTGGTAAATAATTTTTGGTTTTTCGAATTTATTTGCGTATATTAGTTTAAACTTAAAACAATTAGATATGCATTACTTAGTAACAATTGGTTATGAAACCGAACAAATGGACAGAAATGGAAGTCCAAGATTGCAAAAATTAAAATACATCCTTGAGGCTGAGACAGTTGAGGAAGCAACTATCGTTGCGGCTAAATACCGTTCTGGCGATGTACGAGGGAGTGAAAGTATTTCTGTCGCTAAAATGCAGATTGAGTGCATTATAGATAGAAAAAACACTCCGGAATATTATAAATAACAAATGATATCATTAGATAAGTTAGAAAAAAATAAAAAAAAGTTCCTTGAAACGAACGAACAATATAAAGTTTTTTCTATTGAACTTGGGGATTTTTTGGGGGATAATTTCTACATTTCCCCCGCGTCCCCAAGTACTGACTTATATGGATGCTATCCGGGTGGACTACTAGATCATTTAATTAAGGTCTGTAAGTACACGTTATTATTAAATGATATCCTACCAGATAAAATTAGGATACCCAAGGAAAAATTAATTAAAACAGTTTTTTTATCACAAATAGGTAAGGTTTTCATGTTTAAAGAAAACCCTAGTGAATGGCACAGATTAAATCAAGGCAAACATTATGTTTACGCTCAAGATAATAAGGTGGCATTAAGAGTTGGTGAAAGAAGTGTTTTTTACGCAGTAACACATGGTGTTTCATTGGATGAAGATGAATACCAGGCAATAATAAATTTAGACAAAGATTCTGAAGACAAAATGGCTAAATGGCATTCGTCTATCATGGGTCAAATTTTAAAACAAGGTTTTGAATTAGCATTAATCGAAGAAAAATATGGAAAATAATTTTAACGAAATTTTGAACCAATTAAAACAATATGAAAGTCTATTATCTTCCGGTGATGAAAATGAAGATATTGACGAATCGTTAGCAATGGACATAAATAAAACTTTAGAAAGTTTAAATACGGAAATTATGTCCGCTCAAGAAAAGGAGTATTCACACATCCCAATTAAATTCATAAATAAATCAACGAACGAAGACCCTAAATTTGCCTATGAAGGTGATAGTGGATTTGATTTAAGGGCTGATATTGAAGGACCTATAACACTAAAGCCAGGTGAAAGAACACTTATCCCAACAGGATTGTATTTTGAATTAGTTAAAGGTTTAGAATTACAGGTTAGACCAAGAAGTGGTTTAGCAATAAAAAACGGCATAACTGTTTTAAATAGTCCTGGTACAGTTGATAGTCATTATCGCGGTGAAGTTAAAATACCATTAATTAATTTAGGTCAAGAACCCTTCAACATATCGAAAGGTGATAGGATTGCTCAGGCAGTTATTGCACCAGTTTATGGCGAAGGTAAAATAAAATTAAACAAAACTGATAGTATAAACAGTACCGATAGAGGTGAAGGTGGATTTAATTCAAGCGGAATTAAGTAATATTTACAATAAATAAACTATTAAATAAAAATTAAAAATTTTGATTAAATCTAAAAGTAAAGCTCCGGTCATCGAAGATAGGAAAACTCCCCATAAACAAAGAATTAGGGAGATTATTAAAAAACCAAAAGAAAAATTTTTAACAGCTAACCAGGAAAAATATTGGGATATTTTAGGTAATAATCAAATCACTTTATGTTTTGGCCCCGCTGGAGTTGGTAAGTCTTATATAGCAATGAAAAGAGCTATTGATTTATTATGGGATGAAGAAAATAAATATGAAAAAATTATCATAGTTAGACCCGCGGTAGAAGCTGAAGAGAAATTGGGGTCACTACCTGGTGGATTAGAAGAAAAATTGGACCCATATATCTACCCTTCTTATTATTTGTTAAATAAAATAATTGGTAAAGAGGCTAGAGAGCGTTTAAAAGACGAAGGTTATATTGAAGTAGCCGCTTTAGCTTATATGAGAGGTTGGAATGTTGACAATACAATACTTGTTTTTGAAGAAGCACAAAACGCGTCTCCAGCTCAAATAAAATTATTATTAACTAGAATTGGATTTAGTTCAAAATTCTTTTTATCTGGAGACTTAGAACAATCTGACAAATTTAAAGATAAAACCAAAACAGGTCTTTATGATGCTAAGAAAAGATTAGATGGTGTTAAAGGTATTGGTGTTTTTGAATTTGGTATGGAAGATATTGTAAGAAACCCAATCATCACCGAAATTTTGCAGAGATACGAATAATTAGGTATTTACTTTTTTTATTAAAAACCCTATCTTTTGGAATATGAATATATATATTTCAATCGATGGGGTTTTACGTAATATTATAAATCGTTTTCATTATCATTATGAAAATGCATATATAGATGTTGACGAAACGGAAGAGGGAGACTCTTTTGAATATAAAGTTATTGAACCAATAACTAACAATAATTTATCAGACCATTTTATCTTTCAATCGAAAGAACAGCAAGATCACTTTCAATATATTGAATATCCAATGGAGCTTTATGGACATTCTCCAGTGAGTTACATTAATGTCAATAATGATCTAAACAAAATTGTTTATCATCATAAAGATCATAAAATTTTTCTAGTAGGTTTGGATGAGTTAGGTAAATCTAGACCAGCAACACTTTTCTTTTTATCGCGCAATGGTATCATGGTAGATAATATAAAATTTATTAAAAGTGAAGATATTGCTAAAGAATGGGAAACCGTTGATTTATGGATAAGTGACTCCGAAAAAATCTTACAACTAAAACCTGAAAATAAAGAATTTATATTATTTAGTACAAAGTATAACGAGCACTTTACTTATGAAAAAATAATAAATAAATTAAGTGATATTGATATTGAAAATAGTCAAATAATAATAAACAACGAAAACAAAAACCTACTAGATGCCTGATTTTAAAAACAACGAGTATTATATAGATATTGATGGTTATATTGAAAAATGTAGAACCGGAAATACATTAAAGGATGAAGATGATAAAGATGTTATGGAGATTAACATTTTTAAATATGAATTAATAAAAATGATGATTGAACGTATATTAGATGAATATGATGAAGAGGGTGAAGATGATGTATTGTCTTCATTAAAAGGTAAAAAAACCTCAACATCATTTAATTTAGCGTTTAATACGTTATATCAGTACGGAATAATAAAAGAAGAAAACGATTAATATGAGTGAAAAACTAACAACTATCGAAAAGTTACAAGACGCGTTATCTAGAATTGAATCAAAAGAAAATGGAATCTATTTTCTTTGTTATGATACTAGAGGTAATGCTAGAGCCGCAGTGAAACATATCTATGATATGGCGCTATTTCTAAAACAAGAAGGGTACAACGCAAAAATTCTTGCAGAAGAAAAAACATACCAAGGTGTAACATCTTGGTTAGGTGATAAATATGATTCAATCCCAGTGGTATCGATTAAAGAAGATCGGGTAGAAATGGGTATTGATGATGTGCTTGTTATCCCAGAACAATATTCTAATGTTTTAGAACAACTAGCTAACGTTAAATGTACTAAAGTAATGTTAATTCAACAAAAAGAATATATGTATGAAACATTACCAATCGGTAGCAAATTCTTAGACTATGGTATTGAAAAAATTATCACAACAACTAACGCAACTAAAAAATATCTTCAAGAGTATTTTCCAGATGCTTTAACTTTTGTTATTCCACCTGTAATCGAAGATTATTTTTCACCAACTGAAAAGATGGCTAAACCATATATTGCGATTAGCTGTAGAGATAGAATGACGCATAGAAAATTAATCTCAGAATTTTATTTAAAATATCCACAATTAAGATGGGTAACATTTAGAGATATGGTTCAAATGTCTAATGAAGAATTTTCAGAAGGATTGAAAGAATGTTTTGTTTCGGTTTGGGTTGATGATGATAGTACATTTGGTACATTCCCATTAGAATCAATGAAATCAGGTGTTCCAGTTATTGGTAAAATTCCTATGACTGAGCCAGATTGGTTAAGTGAAAATGGTTTCTGGACATATGATGAAAGTAAACTTGTTGAATTACTGGGCACGTATTGTGTTGCTTGGTTAGAGGGGGTTGAAATCAATGAAGACGTTAAAAATAAAATGAAAGAGACGTTACAACCATATGAAAAAGAAATCACAAAAAATAATGTATTAAATATCTTTGACTCTTTTAATTCAAAAAGAAAAGATTTAATCAATAAGGGATTAGAAAAATTAAAAACAGAAGAAGCCGTATGAAAAAAATAACTGTATTATTGCCGATTCACAAACTTAATGACAATTATGATGATATGTTATTAAATGCTGTTGAATCTGTTAAAGAGTTTTATAACGATGTAAAATTACTAATCGTTGCACCAGAAAAATTAAAAAAAGAGTTAACTAAAATTGATTTAGGTCAGAAACTAGAAATAAATTATGAGTTTCATAATTCAGAATCTGATTTTTGTTCACAAATTAATGTTGGCGCAAAATCTTGTGACACGGAATGGTTTTCAATTTTAGAAGTTGATGATGAATATCAAAAAATTTGGTTAAAATCAATTACGCAATACATGAGCGAACAACCAGATGCTGAGGTATTTTTACCAATTGTTAAAGATATTAACCCTATGGGTGAATTAACAAATTACACAAACGAATCTGTATGGGCTTATGGATTTTCAGAAAAACAAGGTATCATTGATAATGAAGTTTTAATGGAATATCAAAACTATCAAATTTCTGGCGGTGTTTATAAAACAAAAACATTTTTAGATAATGGTGGATTAAAAAGTAATATCAAATTAACTTTTGGTTATGAGTTACTACTTAGGTTAACACATAATGGCGTTAAAGTTGTTGTTGTTCCTAGGATTGGATATAAACACGTTAATTTAAGGGAAGACTCACTTTTTTGGGCATATAAGAATGATGAAACAATTAAGCTAAAAGGTAATGAAGCTAAGTTTTGGATTGAAACAGCAAAAAAAGAATTCTTTTTTAACAATAAACGCGATGTAATTTATAATGAAGCTTAATGCCAAGACCAAGAACCCAAAAAGTATATTTTGGGGAGGATCAAGAAAAGGCGGTAGTCAACTACTTAGAAAGTAATGATGAAGCAGAAAGAAATAAGATATTCAACGAATATTTACGTGAACCCCTAGTTATAATGGTCGAATCAATTATTCGACGTTATAAATTATATAGAAAAGATTTAGAATTTGAAGAAATTCATAACGATACTATGTCTTTTCTAATTACCAAAATTAATAAGTTTGACCACACTAAAAACTACAAAGCCTACTCATATTTTGGTACCATTTGTAAAAACTACCTTATGGGGGCCATTCAAAAGGATACTAAGGAACAAAACCGTAGTATTTCATATGAAGACATCTCAGAAGATATTGAGAGTAGGGTAGATTTTTCCTATACAATTGATGAAAGTTTCGTTGACTATAGTAATGTTATTATTAAGTTATCCAATAAGTTAGAAGAATTTGTTGAAAATGAAGATTTAACGGACAATGAAAAAAAATTAGGTTACGCACTTCTAGAGATTTTTAGCAATTTTGAAATGATTTTTCAAATTGGTGATGGTAACAAATTCAACAAAAATTTAATTTTACTATCCCTTAGAGAGATGACCTCATTATCAACTAAAGAGATTAGAATCTCATTAAAAAAGTATAAAAATTTATATAATGGTGTTTTAGTTGGGTTTTTAGATTAAAAATATTTATTAACATGAGAACACCTAGAAAAAATATAGGATTAGACACCGACTCGGCGTTGGCGCTAATGCAGGAGATTTATAACGATATCGTTGAACAGAAAAGTACTGCAACGCTTATTATGAAAAAGATGCTTTCATTTATGAAAGAATCTGAAGATATGTCCGTAATAGGGCCAGTTATTAAAGAACAACAAAAAATACTTAATGAGTGTACTGAGAAAAAACTATCCTTAGTTAAAATTCAAAATACACTTATACAAAAAGGTGCTGGATCTGGTGATAAATTCGCGCCAGGAAAAATGTCGTTAACTGATGAAGACAGAGATCTATTAGAAAAATTAATGAATGACGGTGATACACAAGAACCAGAAGGTGGAAAATACAAATTATAATGACAGATTTAAAAACCAAACAAAAAGAGGTTACATCTAAATTCAAAATAATTCAGCAAGCCAATGAGTTAAAAACTGGTGTGCTTAGTTCTATTGATAAAGCCGATGGCTCAATTGAAAATTTCCAAGACCAAATAGGTTCAACACTAACATCGTACGCATCTTCTTTCAAAAAAAAAATACCCAATACCGACAATATTTTTGATAAAATAACTAGAGATTTAGATAAAATATTACCAAAAAATTCACAAAATGGTGAAAGTATGGTAAGAAAAATAACTAGGGAATCAGTCAAAGAAACATCTGAATCAATCAAACCAATATTTCTAAGTAATGTTAGAAAACTTTTTTTTGCAAGTGATAGTGAATTGTCTTGTGGTATTGGTACTAAAATGTCAATCGATGATCTGACAATTTCACCAAAAGAGTTTGATTTATTAGACACATTACAAACAGACCCACAATCTGGTTTAGGTAAAATTATATATGAAAATTCTGCATCGACAGATAAGGTTAAAATGAATAAAGTTTTTTATGAAAATTTTAACGGGTCACCATATAATTTTACAGCTTTAGATGAGACAAATTTATTTGGTATAAAGTGGGATAGTGGTAATCAGGTATATAATTTAAGTGGTTTAACAGCAAATAATATAACTGTAGATAGTTTTATTACAAAATATTATGAGTCTATTGAGTTTCCTAAAATATCTGACATATTAAAGAATACATTATCTTTAGTTGTTCCGGTTGGAGGTGTGAATACTGAAAATTCAAATTATGATCTTAACTTAAATAAGTTAATGAGGGTTATAAATAAAATATGCGCAGCATGTCCAGCTCCTAGCAATGAAACATTAAAACAAAATGCTGTAGATCAGTTTAACGAAGGTGATGTTGAAATAGGTGCATTTTTTGATTTTGATGACGTTGAAGGTATTGATATTGATGATGAAAATTTAAGGTATAATAAAGTATTAAGGTTTGTTGATTGTAATAATTATAATTTACCAGTCAATCAAAACATTGTTGAAGAATTTGCATATTTTTCTAGTACAAAAAATGACATAACTAAAGAGTATAATGACGCAATGTCAAAAATTGCAAAAGATGCTGCAAACAATAGCTTGTCAATACCATTTCCACAATTCTTAGCTAATTTAGATTTTCAGACAATGAAGAATTTACCTAAAGCTTTATTGTCTAGTATATTTTCGCCTAAAATGTTTTTCCCTATTGTTGTATTATGGAAAATGTTAAAATCAGCGGTTTCTTCTGCTTTTATTTCCATTAAAACCTTAATAAAAAATTTAGGTAAATTTGTATTCAATCTTTTAAAAGATATTTTTAATAAATTCTTAACTGTTTTTTGGATTAAAGTTAAACCACAGTTAGCACTTATACTTAAAGGATTAGTAACAAGATTATTAAAGAAATCTAAAAAACGCTACCTAGTGATTATTAGAGGTTTAATTGATATCTTAACCGCATTACTACCATTTGTTGGTATTAAATCTTGTGAAGATTTTTATAGCGCAATTTTAGCATTATTGAATACTTTGAAAGTCGGTGTATCTCAAGCAATTCCTGGTTTATTATTACAATTATCTAAAAGACTACCAGGTTATAATGAAGATAGAGCGATCATGAATGCCGCGGAATTCCTGGAGGCTAACAACATACCAACAGGAGATATTTTCGGTCAAGAAAATAATATTGTTCAATTTGTTTCATCAGTTATAAAGGGTCACCAACAAGAAATGGATCAAAACTCATTTGTTCAGGTAAGTTTAGACGCGGCAACGATTCCCGTGGCACCATTAGGTGGGGCTGCAGTAATTTTACCAGGACTATTAAAAGCACATGGAAAACTAACGTAATATGAATAAAAATGAAGTCATCGAAATCGCAAACGACGTTGAAAATAGGAGTAATAACGTTCTTGTAAGCTCAAGAGATTTTTTAATTGAAGAGTTTCAAAAAACGAAAGAAGTTATTATTGACTTAACTAGACACTTAGAGTCTGTTGAAGTTTTATATGATAAGATTAATAAAGAATTAGAAAAAAGAACTAAATGAAAATAATAGAAATTGGTGTTTGTTTAGACAATCAAGATCCTAGGGGATTTGGTAGAATTAGGGCTAAAAATATTGACGAACAAGATAGCGCTAGGGAAAACGCCGTACCCAATTGGGACAATTGGTCTAAAGACGATCCATTTATTTATACACCGTTTCTACCAAATCACATCAATATAATTCCTAAAATAGGTCAATCAGTAAAAATTATTAGATATGACAATGAGAAAGATTTACAAAATCAGGAATATGTTGCCGGTCCATTTACAACACCACATGACTATGGTGGACAATTAAGTGAGGTACAATTAACCGAAACCACATTTGGCCAGAGAAGTGAAAAAACTCCAGATATTAAATCTTTTATAAGTAATAAAAAAACATTTAGTGAGGGGTTTATTAGAGCTGAGTCTGTTGGTGCTATCCCAAGAATTGAAGATATAGCTATTAGTGGTAACTATGGTTCAGACGTAATACTTACTGAACATGGTGTACAATTAAGAGCTGGTAAACTTATTGATAAATTTACCGCTAATGCGAAACAAAAGGAAGACCTATCAAAATACCCATTTTATTCTAAAAAACATTCAAAGATTTCCTTAAAAAAATTCTCAGAAACAGTTGTTTTAGACCAAAAACTTGTAGAAAATTCTATTCTTACCAGAGCGGATATCAAACATCTTTTTGAATATAAATTGGACAACGTCGAAACGCCAACAGAATTAACATATTATATCTATTCAATAAAACAAAGTTTTGGTGAAAAATATAAAACTGATGTTTTCGGTGCTGACACACAATTAGACGCTAACACATCTGAACTAATATATCAAGAAACCGTTACCCTTGAGGGTGATGATAAGTTTCAGGAAGCATACATTTTAGTTAGAGATTTTATTTCAAGGTTAGATAGGGAAAAATTAAAAAGTATTGAACCATCACTTAAAGACATTTATTGCCACCCATTCTATTTTAGACCAACAAGTGATTTTAGGTCTTCTAGCAATTCTGGTGAGTTTTTAAAAAAAATAACTTATTATGATAGAATATCTTATGGGTTAGTTTTCAGTGATTCGTTGATAGACGTACCAAGAAAAACCGAGATTAAAACTATACCGTATCTTAAAAAGATAAGTGATGTTGATCAAACTTTTGCGGCAATTACCGCTGACAATGTTTTATATTTATCAACAAATAATCCGGGGGTAGATGGTAAACAAATCGATTTTTCTTCTTTAAATAGATATGAGTATACTCAAGAAGATTATTTACAGAGAATTGTGCCTAATACGTTTGCCACCGTTAGAGGTGAAAAACTAGTAGAAATATTAGAATTAATAACCGTAATTCTATTAAATCACAAACATGGTATCTTAACCGAACCAAAATACTTCCAATCCGCAATGGACTCGTTAAAAAGGCTTATTGAGCGATCAAAGCAAGACATGTTAAATAATTCGATTAGAATAAATTAATGTGATATTTATTAAATAAAAAGATGTCATATTTTCGTTCATATTTTGAAAAAAATAACACAATTCTAAAGGATTCACAGGTAAACACAGCCAAGAACCCAAATACGGAGTTAATATATGGTTCAACCTTTTCTAAATTTATTTTTAAGGTTGATTTCACCGATTTGATAGAAAAAGTCAACAACGGTGATTATGTCTTAGATGAAAATACCAGACACTACTTAAAACTAACAAACACCATTTTTGGCGACGAAACCTTACTTAAACAAAAAAATGGTAAAGGTAGAGACAGAACTAGTTCATTTGATTTAATTGTATTTAAAATAAATGAATTCTGGGACGAGGGTGTTGGTTTTGATTATGAAGATGGGGTATTTGATTTCACAAGTGGAAATAACACTTTTGACGAAAGAGCTTCCAATTGGTTCAATAGAACAACTTTAAATACGTGGTCTAGTGATGGTATATATGCCAATACACCTGAAATTATTGAAACAATTCATTTTGATAATGGTAATGAAGACCTTGTTGCCAATATAACTGATTATGTTAATGGTATTATAAACGGAAGCCCTAACCACGGGTTAGGTGTTGCCTTTGCTGTTTTGTATCAAGATATTGAGAGTGAAGTTGATCAATCAGTTGCATTTTTCACAAAATATACCCAAACCTTTTTTGAACCATACGTTGAAACAGTTTTTGACGATAAGATTGAAGATAATAGACAGAACTTCATCGAAAAAACTGATCAAAACTTATTTTTGTATGTAACAAAGGGTACAAATTTCTATGATTTAGATACGTTACCTACTGTTGACATAAAAGACGCTTCAGGGAATGTGTTATTTGGCTTAGGAGACCTTTTAACGACCAAAATTAGAAAAGGGGTATATCGTGTCACCTTTGGATTAGACGGCGTCCTATGCGACGGAAAACGCTTCTATTACGATGTTTGGAAAGGGTTATCCTTAGACGGTGTTGAAATATCAAATGTTACACAAAAATTCGTACCAAAACCATATTCATCTAAGTTCACAGTAGGTGAAAATCAAAAAGAATTAGAAAGATATTCCATTCAATTTTACGGGATAAAATTAAACGAAAAAATAAAAAGAGGTGAAGTAAGAAAAGTTGTTATTTCGTTTAGATCAATTGATGTACCCAAAACAGAATTATTTGAAGAGGTTTTTTATAGAATATACATTAAAGAAGGTAGAACGAATGTAAATATATTTGATTGGACTCAGCTAGATGTTACAAATGAAAATTCATTTATGTTTGATACATCTATATTAATTCCTAGGGAATATTTCCTTGAAATCAAGGGGAAAACACATAATGAGTTTATTTATTATAATAACGAAATAAAATTCGAATTAGTATCTGAAAAATAATTAAAATGAAAACTTTAACTGAAATCATCAAAAAGCACATAAACACCCTAAAAGAAGAAAGTGAAAATAGTATTACCGATAACGGTACATACATGGTGTTACAAAATCTAACGCAAATTAAGGATGATATTGAAACAATCCTTTCATTTAAATTCCATCCAGAATTTCCAAAGTTAGTAACTGGAGATCATGCTTGGGCCGGAGATCATATTTCCACATCTAAAGACGATGTTGAGGAAGTGGCTAATTTCATAAAAGGTATTATGGAAAAAGACCATATAAATGAAGCTAGCACAACATTATGTGCTAGAGGTAAATCTGCCGCAAAATCTAAATTCAAAGTCTATCCAAGCGCTTATGCTAATGGATATGCCGTACAGGTATGTAAAGGTAAAATAAAAGGGCTTGATGGTAAAAAACATTGCTCAGGGACTTATTGTAAAGGTAAAAAGTAAATGAAAATCATAGTAAACGAAGAAGATTTAAATTATATTGAAGAATCGATCATCAATGGTGATGTTCTTAAAGAAGATTTAGGTAGATGGTTTAAAGAAAAATGGGTTGACGTTAGTAAAAAAGTTGATGGTAAACACCCACCTTGTGGTAGATCATCAGCTAATGGGGAAAAAGGTAGAAAGTCATATCCAAAATGTAGACCAACTAAAAAAGTCTCTAAAGACACACCTAAGATTGCGTCATCATATGATAAGAAAGAAAAGAAAAATATGACAGCACAAAAAAGACGTGCTGAAAAAAAGGACCCAAAAATTGGTAAAGGTAATAAACCCACTATGGTAAAATTTGATGAACATCATATTAATTTAAATCAGAAAAAAACTATTATATCAATTACTGAAGAACAATTTAAAAGATTGTTTGAATTTAATGAAGATACTACTGTGTTGATATATGAAGATGAATTTGGATCTGTTGAAAATACGGAATTTGAATATTGTGATATACTACAAGAAGCTGAATATCAAGGACGTAAGGTTCAACTTGGAAAAATCATGCAAGGTGATATTAAAAAGTTTAAAGTGTACGTCAAGAATGAAAAGGGTAAAGTAGTTAAAGTAAATTTCGGTTTCGGAGGTAAATCTGCGAAGGGGAAAAGAATGGTTATTAAGAAAAATAATCCTAAGAGACGTAAATCGTTTAGAGCTAGACATAATTGTGCAAATCCAGGCCCACGTTGGAAACCAAGATATTGGGCTTGTAAAACTTGGTAATTAATGAAATTATTAGATATTATTGAAGGGTGGGACGACGCACCAGATTATGATAGTGGTGAGTACGGGTTTAGAGATTCTTCTTTTGACAAGCAAAAAATCTATATGGATTTATTGGTTAGTGCCGATGATTTTGCATTACTAAGAAATAAAGAAACCAATGGTTTGTATATAACCTATACTGAAGATATTGATACAGACTATCATCAAGGATATTATACATACGAAGTTGATTCGGATGAAGATGGTCAATATCAATATGCCGAATTTTCTGATGATATTGAAATAACTGATGAAAGTATTGAATTATTTACACAACATCAAATACAATCAAATTCAGTTACTGATGATATAGATAAATTTACAGGATTCAATACAAATATTGCGGTTTTATTAATTACAAAAGAAAACAAGAAAGGTGTATACGAAGAATTTATTGATTTATTTAGAGCTTATTTTGAAGAACCTAAAAAATCAAGTACTTACACAGGGAAAAAATAGATCTATTTATTTTAAAATAATCTAACATTAAAAAGTTATATCAATTTTTGGGGTGCCCAATACCATATACGGTTATCGGAAAATCTATGTAAACTTTTACCTTCTTTCTTTTCAATAAGTTTACTCATTTGCATAATATGATCTCTATTACGCATATCAATACCAATCACAAACCCAGAATCTTCCTTTATATGTAATGTTTCCCTAAGAGGCTCAACATACTTCCCCTCATCATATAATTTCAACATCCGTATCATTTCGTCCTTCTTCATTTTACATTCAATACTTCTTGAATATATCATTTTCTCAAGGACATCTAATCTTAACTTACTGTAATCTACTTCAGACATATTTTACAAATATAACAAAAATTAATTAAATAAAAAAAGCCCCCGAAAATCGGAGGCTTTTTATTATTGATAATTTACTATTATCTTAAAGTATTCATATCGAACGTTTGTAAACCACTTACGTTGATCAAACCAAAGTAACGGTTGTTAACCATTTTCTTTGCGTATCTCGTCATGATACCTTTGATAGGTGTCATGTTAAATGGATTGTACATTGTTGGAGTTAATTGTAACGGCACGTAAGGTGCGTAGATATAACCAGCATCCAATAATGATTTACCTTTGTGACCGATCAAAATCTTACCAGCTGGTAAATATGGATCACGGAATACTTGGTAACGTCCAGCAAGTGTACCGATTTTTTCGATACCCATGTTGTATTGATCTTGCTCTGGATTAGCGTTTGATACGTGGAAGTACTCTAAATCATCGAATACAGCAGAAACTTCTGAAGAAACTACGATCCAGTTAGCACCACCTCTCAAAGTAGATTTGTGGATTTGAGCAGAAACCTGGTTGATCTTAGTGATCAATGTTTGGTTCCAGTCTTTTTGAGTGTAACCCATGTATGGAGTGTTTCCAGTAGCACCGTATTTCCACTCGTTGTAATCCCACTTAGCAGTCCAAGCAGCACCTTTTCTAAGGTCACGTAAAATTTCACGGTCAACCTCAGCAGCGATTTGCTCAGATAATAAAGCTGTTAATTCAGCTTCAGCATCGATATTATGGAAAGCAGAAACGTCTTGTGCCAATTCTGGAGACCAAGAAGCTCTTAATTTTCTTTCAGTCACAGAAACTGTTACAGAAGCTAAATCAAATGATACTTCACCGATATTATCTTCAAATTCTAAAGTTTCGTATGCTCTATAAGTTACTTTGAAGTTAGCTAAAGCTAAGTCGTTAGCGCTAAAGTCAGAACCAGCAAAACCGCTTGTTGTGCTATAGCTTTCTAAATCTACGTTAAGGTAGATTAAACCTTCTTCATCACAAATATCATGATATCTACTTAAACCACTACCAGATTTTCCACCGTACTCAACAATACCTTTACCATATTTTTGAGTTACAACGTTAAAGTTTTTAACACCGTTGTTTGCTGTAGTGTTACCAGTTACTTCAATTTGAAGTGAAGCTAAGAACTCTTCAGTATCCATCATGTTACCGTTAGCACCAACCATTTTACCTTGTCCGTCTTTTGTGAATCCAGAAAGTACAACGATAACACTAGAAAGTGATGAACCACTTAGTGCTGCTGTTGTAGCTGTTGTTGCTCCGTTATCAAATGTGATAAAAGCGTGTGGATTAACTTCTTCAGTTGTGTAAGCACCTTTTGAGTAGTCAAATAAACCTTGGTCGTTTGCGTCAGACGCTTCGTAAAAACGATCATAAAGGTTCTTTGAACTATCACTGTAACCGTCAGTAGCAGCGGCGCTGTTACCTGGCATACCAAATGGCTGATAGTGTGCACCAGCATTTCTGTCTTGAATTTTAGGTACGAAGTAGAACAATTTACCGATTGGTAAGTTCATTGCTTGTACTGAAACGATATCGTTTGCTAATAATTTAGAAAACACACGACGAATGATAGGGAATACCACTGTCTCAAATGAACCACTAGCATCAGAAACTGCTGCTTCGTTGATTAAGTGTGACGCTTGGTTTTCATACAATTGCGCGATGTTATCTCTTTGGTGACCGTCTAGGCCTTCTAGGAATCCTAAGTCATCCCATTTTTTGATGGTATCTTCTTTGATAACTCTAAGGTGTTTTAACCCGATGTTACCTACCATACCTGATTCTAATAATGCTCCCATTTTTTAGTATTTGTTTTTTTGGTTTTTTTTATTTATTATTTTAATTTACTCATTAAATCTCTCATTCTTCTAAACTGAGGTGCTTCATATGCTTTTGACTCAGATAACATCTCTTGTGAAGATGATGTAGAAGGTGATGATGAAATTTTACCCGCCATAGATTCAGTAACTGGTTTTTTAGTTTCTAATTCTGCGCGAATTGATGTAAAAAGATTTTTTGATTCATTTATAGTAGAAACGGTATCAAATCTTTTCAAAATTTCCAATTTCTCTGTTTTTGTTGTTGAATGCTCTGTGAACAATCTTGTAGCGTGAGCTAAATTAGCGTTGAATACAGCGACTTCATTTAACTTATCTTTAAACAACACTAAAGCTTTTTTATACTCTTGGTTTTGTTTTTTCAAAGTTTCAACTTGTTCATTAATTGCACTTGATGATTTTGATTCATTTTTAGCGCCGGCAGCAAAAAGTTTTTTACTTTTTAAACCAGTTCTTACACCACCGTGTGCGTTCCATTTTGTACGAGCAGCTTCACCCATTTCTTCTTCAGGTGCTTCTTCTTCGTCATCATCATCGCCTAGGTCAATTTCGTAAACAGTTTCATCTTCTTCAGCCATTTCCTCTTCTTCATACTCTTCAGAAACCTCTTCATCATCGGTTTCATCATAAGCATCTTCAGATTCGTCTAGCTTAATGATGTACTCGTCCCCATCATCTGATAGTTCAATGTTGTTACCGTCTTTTTTAACAACGATACCATCTTCATCTGACATTGCTTTAAACACTTTAAGAACTTCCTCATCAGAAGCACCTGTCATGTCTAACATGTCGTCGTCACCGGTTGGCATATCCATGCCATCCATTGATGGTAAATCATCATCCATTTCTGGTTCTTCCATTTCAGCGTCTTCATCGTCTTCCATTTCTGCAGACTCATCTTCGCCGTCAATATCTTTTGATGGTTCATCATTTATCGAGGACATTTCATCTTCATCTTCAGCCTCTTCGTCATCCAATTCTGGCTGTTCTGACATATCTTCTTCCTCTTCTGTAGGATCTACAGCATCAGCTGCTTCTTCCTCTTCTTCTGATTCTTTAAGCAAATCGTTTAGTTCTTTCTTCATTACTGATGAAAGTATACCTTTTGCATTTTGCTTCACTGCTTCTTCAAGTGTATTAACTTGAAGTAACGCTTGTTCTAAAATTGATTTTTCACTCATTTGTGTTATTTTATTTCTATATAAATATACGTATAATTAAAAAAATCTCATTTATCATATACTGAAATGAGATATTTTTAATATTTTTATTTTATTTGTTTAAAAATTTGTCTAGTCCACCCATCAATTTCTTCATCCTATCGTCAACAAGAGGTTTTTCTTCAATAGTTTCGTTAAATTTATCTTTATCGCCAATGTCTTGAAAAACATACGCACCAGGTGTTGATGGTGAAGAAACTAAGTCAAAACAAACTAATTCAAAATCATCTTGTACGATGTTTTGACCTTTAACTTGTTTTAACGATCCAACACCTCTAGATGAAATACCTAGAGTAACTCCGTTAATAAGTAACATAGCTGCTTGGTCTCCCTTACAACTAACGATACCCATTTTTCTAAATCCTGGTGATGTTAATAGTTTGATTTTACCCATTAAGGTTTTACCATCCCACCATGTTTCTTCAATGGTGTGAGATACCCTATCTAAGTCAATAAGTGATGACGATGGGTGATTCAGCTCGTTTAGCGCTGAACCTTTTTTCATTATTTCTTGATACTTCTGGTCTTCCCTTTTTAATAAACTCTGAGGATAGATTCTACCGTTTTTATTTGGGGTATCATATTTCTGTAAAACAGCGTACAAAATAAAGTCCTGATCGGTATCTTTATTTTGTATTTCTGTTATTACATTTTTGTTATTTAAATCACCGGGAGAAATATGACCAGCATCATATTCAATTAAAATTCCCTTCCCGGTTTCATTAGGTCCTAATACTTTCATTTAGATATATTAATATATTGTATAAATACATCTAAAATTCAAATTATAACTTAGTTTTATTGAAATTAAATAAACTTTCGTTTTTTAAACACGAATCAACCATACTATTAGTTAAGGTTTTCATCATATTTTTGGTTTCAATAGATTTAACATCAAAATGTTTTGCAACAAAAAGAGTTATTTCCAAATTCATAAATGATCTTTTATTTAACTTGATTCCTTTAGTTCTTATATCTAAATCAACAATAGATTCTTTTTTGAATAAATCATTTAGATCTGATATTCTTATTAATTCCTTTATTTCACGCCTAGACTTTGATATGATCTTATCAAAGTTACTTTCTTCTGAATCTGGTTTAACCCAAGCGTTTAATTTAATATAAACAGTTTTTAGATTTTTAAAATCTACGGTACCATAACCCACTTTAATTTCCTTGTAATCACCCAAAGGAATAAATTTTCCAATTTTCATTAACTTTTTACATAATTTTATATATATTATGGTGTAAGTATAATATACTTGTTTTTTCTTAAAAAAACAAATAATCTAAAATAAATTTTTAATTATGTTAATGATTGATGTGAATAAAGGGATCGAAATCGCTTTAAAACAATATAAGAATAAAGTACGTGATGTAAAACAAATTCAGGAGTTAAGAAAAAGACAGGAATTTGTGAAACCGTCTGTGATAAAAAGAGCGGAAATATTAAAAGCTAAGTATATTCAGGGGATAAAAGATAGTCTTGATTAATCAAGACCATCCTTTAACTGCTTTAATCTATAATAGTTGTATTTTGATGTTTCCATAGAGTTAACCTCTAGAACAACGTTGTTTAACTTACCGGATAAGTCACTATCAGTTTCTTCACTAAGAATATTATTAACCTTAGATAAAACTGTTTCTTTTAAATCAGAAATACTACCATTTAAGTCGTCATCAGACATAGATAAAATGGTTTTCAATTCTTCTTTTTGTTCTTCATTTAGATTCTGTGAATAAAGGGCGTTAAAATTATTTGCTAAAACGGAATACAATAAATTTTCGTTATTTGTATAATCAACACCTTCTTCTAATTTAACATCTTTCTTTTTTGTTAAATGTTCAACTAATTTTTTCTTAGCAATAACTTTTTTATCTAAATTACTTAAATTATCATCTTCAGATAATTGGTCTAGATATGAGTATAATTCGTGCGTGTCAACATCTATTGTTTTTAGACTTTCGTTTAACTCCTTACAAAACTCGCTAATACTTTTAGCTTTATTCTTTAAAATTAAATTCAATTCTTCAACATACAACTTCGCTGTATCCATGTTATCGAAATATTTGTTTTCAATTTCTTCATAAAACAAATACATTTCTTTAAAATCTTTATTTGAAACTATCTTACTTAGGATAGTTTTCATTTCAGATTTATCGTTTGTACTAAACGATTCTGTTAATTTTTTTAAAATCTTACTTTTTACAACCCCAATTTTATTCATTTTTAGTCATTTAATATATCTTTCAATTTATTTTCTATTTCATAAATATTCTTTTGTGCCTTTTCCATATTAAAAAGGTCCCCAATATTTTCCGTTTCACCTAAATAAGATTTAATCTTTCTAATCTTACTTTCACTTAACGGCTCACCATCAGATCCACCAGCCGAAGGTGGTGATGGTGGTGACGGTGATGACGGTGGCATTCCTCCACCTTCTGCGTCACCCTCAGCTCCCTGATCTTCAATTTTCTGTCTTTCGTCTTCTGGTATACCATATTTACTATCAACTTCATCAAACACACCAGAACGCTTAATAATTGTCTGTGTATTCAATAACTCAAAGCCCATAGCTCTTTCAATTCGTTGTTGTTGTAAATCGAGTAATACTTCATTATCACTCATACCAAGAATGTTCTTCTTAGCCCAAGTATGTGAAACAGGAAGAATACCCACTTGAGATTGATCTGAAGTGGCATCTTTATAAAGTGTCACCTTTTCTTTCCATTGTTCAATCTTTAATAAATCTGATTGTGCTGATGGGTTTGTTAAACCTAGTGTAAAATTTTCTAATTCGTCTTCTAAACCTAATAGGTATAAATGAATTAAAGCTACTTTATTTAACTCTTGTATTAATGATTTTTGTATTCTATTAATTGTTCTAGCAAAACGCATATCCATTAAAGCTAGATTCTTACCATCACCAACAACTTCTTCAAATCCTAAAAATGCTTTAGGAATACGCAATGCTGCTAATAATTTTTTCTGGATGTATTCAATATCCGCGATCTCTCCTAAATTTTGCGCACCAGCTAAAGTTTCAATTGGACTAGGCGCTGCCGGATCTCTAACAGGTATGAAAAAGTCTTGATCGACCGCCATTTGATTGTAACGCATATCAACGTTACCATTTCTTTGGTCAACCACAGTATCTCTTTTAAATTTGTTAGCAACACGTTGTACATATGGTTCAATATCTTTATCATCCATATTACCAACGAATATTTTAAATACACGTCTTTCTGGTGCTCTTGATGTTCTATAAATTAACATCGCATCTTCAGCAAGTAGAAGTTGTTTCCAAATTCTTCTAATCTTATCTAACATAGAAGTTCCATAAGGTAATTTTCTATCGTCACCCAATAATCTGAAGTGAGCAATTTCCCATGATTGGAATTCCATGTCTTTATTTTTCCAACTAAAACGTAACTCACGGGTAGACATTTTAATGTCTGATTGGTTTGGGTTTCTATTTTGTGCTCCTTCCCATCTCTCCAATTCAATATTTGGTAATTGTTGACACCCAATAATACCTTGTTCAGGATCACTTTTTAAATAGACAAAATTATCACCATATTTACATAAATTTCTAGCCCACATTTGTAGGTTAGTATTTATGTCTAATTTGTTTTCAAAAAGATCGGTTAAGATATTTTTTACTCTATTTGATTCAGAATAAACTGTTAATATTTGTCCTTTTTCGGATAATGTTGTTGATTCTTCCGAATATATGTCCAATGCTGCCGAAATCTCTGGAGTAAACTCCATTGACTCATAGTCATAATAAGCTGACAATCTAGTTGGTTCATAATAAACAGATTGGTTATATAATGAATTATCTAATTTAGCCCATTTATCAAAAAGATAATGGGATTGTTGTGCTTGTAACTTAGCTTTTTCAAATTCAACTGGATCGCCAGTTTTCAACAACTCATCTCTTGAAAATTTAAAAGATGGTTGTGTGTCAGCTGGTGAATTTTCAAACCCAAAAACCTTAGTTAACTTCTGAAAAATTGTTAAATCTTTGTTTGCCATATTGTATAAATAGTATTCTACTTAAACTAAGTAAATTTTATTACATTATCAACCCTTTTTATTTGTACCAAATAACCAAGAATATTGGTTATACTGTGATTTACTCGGTGTACTCCCAAACATGTTATTTGATGACCCGTCAATTGACATAGATCCTATTTGGTCCAGAGTACCCCCATATGAGTAATGTGTTGTGTCGGCTTCATATGTCCTTTCTGACATAACCCAAGATTCCAACATCGCTTTATTCTGTTGTTCGTTTCTTTTTAATTGTGTGAAAGATATGTCACCAGCATACATTGCAATAGCAATCGCCATAATAGCGTCATCATGAGCACCTTTCATATGGTTTGGCTTACCATTTATATACACAAAAGTATTCAACTCATTTAATAATCTATTAGATCTAACAATAAAACTATGTCTAAGCTGTTCTTCAAAACAAGCAACAATTTGTGTTCTTTTATTGTTAAAATTTATTCCAGGAATCTTTTCTAATGCTTTTGAATTATACTCCCAAACGTTTTTAGTGTTAAACCCGTCAATAAATAAATCTTTATAATTCATTTCCTGTAGTTTTCTTGATGTTGCAACACCCATACCACCGGTAATATCAATAACAATAAATGCGTTATATAAAATACCCCATTTATAAGCTATTGATGCTAAGTCATCTGGTGGTATTTTACCAACATATTCAAGAACCTGTTCTCTGTCATCAAAATCTATAATACTAATAGAAGAAAAGTCATCACTATCACCCCTACTAACATCCACTCCCATAATATATCTATGTCCCTCCTGTGGGTCTTTCCATTGCCAAAGAGTTCCCTGCATATATTTTTCTTTAGGGGTTTTAATCATAGTTTTCGCAATCCTTTCCATAGTTTCAGTTGGGATTACACTATCTCCAGATCCAAGAAAGTCGCATTCAAGTTCTTGCGCTATTTTTCTTTTATCATATTTAAATTTCTTAGACATGGACTCAAACCAAGTAGAATATGGTTGATATCCTTCGTTAAGAAGTTCTTCATAGTTTTCTAAATCAAAATCTTTTAGAATAACCTCGTCGTCATTATACTGTTCCCTATTGAGCATATAATGTACAATATCAGGGACCTTAATAAACACAAGGTCTTTTGTATAACGCGGGTCCTTAAACCATCTTAAATCTGTTATATGAAAATCATTGATACCTCTAATAGCTTGTTCGTAAACACCATAATATATTGGGTCAAAACCATTTGGTGTTGAGATAAGTATAATCTTACCCCCGGTTGACAATGACGCCATAGACGCCGCCCAAAAGTCGTCTCCAGCCTCAATATACGCGGCCTCATCAAATACTAATATGGTTGGTGTATAACCACGTAGTGCATCCGCAGATGTTGCAACAGCTTTAACCTCACAACCATTATTTAATCGATATCTACTTTCAGAATTTTTATCTGCAGAAAACCCCACATTAATCCAGTCAGGCCATTGATCTAAAAACGTTCTAACTTTGTTAGCCATTTCAATTGCGGTATCTCGCTTGTTAGCGATGATCAAAACTCTCTCAGGATTTTCTGGTTTCGCTAATTGTAATTTTTTAGATAACCAAGCGGCTGTTACTGTTGTAACACCAGCCTGTCGATATTTTCTAGTAATATTTTCATTATAAGATTCGTAATCTTTTAACAATTGTATTTGATCTGGAAATAACTCTAATGGTACGAATCTTTTTTGTGTGTTGTCAAACGTCTGAAGATATGTCTTAAGCGCATATGGAGTATCTTTTATGATACGTGCGTACTCTTTTAATTGTTCTATTTTTTGACTCATATATATAAATATTAAAAAAGTGGTCTTTGGGACCACTTTTACTATTTTTTAAAAGATGAAAAATTAGTTATCAGATAACCCTATTCCTAAACCACCCAAAAAGTCGTTAAACTCATCTGGATCTATTTCATCAGATTTTTTATTTAATTCTTCGTCAAATTCCTGCATTGCTACCTTATAATCATAATCATTAATTTCACTATTAATAATATCATATAACATCTTCATTAATCTTTTACCAGATTGTGTATTCGATAAAACTTCTTTCATGAATACTAAAAATTGTTTAGCTGGTTTAGAAACAATTGTTTGGAAAAATATTAATTGCATTCCAGACTTATCTTCATCTGTAGTAACTTCTTCAGGAAACGAATCTCTTAAAATATCCCAAATAGCTGGACCTAATCTTAGATCCCAAATTTCTTTTTGTAAAGTATCTTCTAATTCGATAACCTTGCTAGCCATTTCTTTATCTCTCGGTTGTCCATGTAATGCTGCGACAACTTCTAAAGTACCTTTCATTAGTTCATGAACAAGTATTGGAAAAACAATTGCTGTGGCAACAACTCTAGGTGGGTTTTCGTTTGGAAAAACCGTTTCTTTACCACCAGCTTCTGGCGCACCGCCACCGCCACCCATTCCTAAATCTTGATTACCCATTTGCCATAACACTGCTTCTGCAGATGACATTAAGGTGCCATATAAACCAATAATATTTCTATCTCCAGTTATTTCAATAAGTTTATCTGTGGCATAATGATACATGTAGTGACCTTTAGATGATGATCCCGCCATCATAGCGTTAATCAACCTTCTTTTAGCTCTTTCTAGAGTTAGATCTTCCAACTCATCATATAATTCTTTTTCAAGTTCAATTTCTTCTGGCTCCATATCTTCAGGTGGAGTTTCCTTAAATCCTTCAGAGTTTGGTTTTTGTAATGTTGCTTCATAAACAATATCACCCTCTTCAACACCCATCTCTTTCATAACTAATTCAATAGCTAGTTGTTCTAAGCGTCTTTTGTGTCTAGATTCGATTTGCGCTACTCTACCATATGCCGAACCCATTGTATTCTTTAAAGTATCTATTGTCCCTTGATCTGGTGTCAATCTAGGTAGACCAGTGTAGTGTCTTATGTTGTTTACAATTTCTTGATAACGTTTTGACGCTAATAATTCCTCAAAGTTTGAGTTTGGGTTTTCAACATCTTTAGGTAAGTTAACTTTTTTAAATGGAGTTTCCCTGGTTGATAAATCTCGTTCAATATCTGGACTTGGTCTATCTTCTGAATCATATTTTATAGGCATTTCATTAAGATTTTCTTGTAATCTCAATAATAGCTCTTTTTTAGTTATTTTCATAGTCTAATTATTCTGCAGCCATTGGCATTGACGCCGGATTATTAATTTTTCTCACCTTAGCTTTTGGCTTTGGTTGAACAGCTGGCTCTTCATTTGGGTTTCTGAACGGTCTTTTTCTAGGATTTTGATCCGGAGAAATTTTAGGTTCACTAGGTCTTGAAGGTATTGTATCGGGGCTTTTTGGATCAGGTTTGGTCTGTGGCTCCGCAGCAGAAACAATATTGTCAAACGACATAAACTCTGGTAATCTACCTTGTAATTTTTCTGTAATATTATTTTTTGGTGCACTTACTCTTTCTTTAATTAAAGAAACAATTTCCCCCTTTGTTGCTAATGAATGATATTTTTTGTCCACAACATTTTCAACAAACTCGTTTAAATTTTTTACATTTACAGATGTGGATGCTTTATGTTTAACGGGTTTTTTATTTCCAACATAACAATAACCAGGTGTCTTAATTCCCATTTTTGCGCATGAATCAACTGGTTCCTTTGTATTTTTTTCACACATACCAGCAAATTTTACACCAATAGATGAACAGCTCACAAATTTAGGTTCTTCCGCTTCGGGAACAATTGTAACATCTTTGTCTTTTAATTTATCGGCCAAAGCTGGGTCTGATTTAATATCATCTGCCTTAACTTTTAATCCTTCACCCAATAATTTGGTTGAAAGTTTGTGTAATTGATTGTCATTAAATTTAACTAAGGTATTTACAGAAAATCCCTCAGCAACTAATTTTTCAATAATATCTATTCTTTTCATTTTAATTTGAATTTAATTTCTTCGTTAATTAATCTAAGCCCTTTCTTCGCCAATTTTTCGGTCACACTATCTAGTTCTTCCCCAAAATGAAAAGAGACCCTCACAGGTCTTTCTTCAGCATTTATGTCGAAAGCTTCCCAACCTAATGCAACAATACCGTCAACCGAATCTATAACACCAAAATAATCAGAATTTTGAACCAATTCGAGTTTTAAATCTGAGTTTTTTAATAACGCAACTAAATCAATATCTTCAATTTCTGGTGGTATTGATCTACCTGCTGACGGTATTATAAACCATTCTTCAACTAATGCGTCAGGATTCTTACCAAAGATAAATTCATATTGTCTCTGAGCTTTATAATCCTGTCCTAATTCGTTGATATAAAGAAGGTACATTTATTCAAAATATTTACTTAGAGTATTGTTAATACTTTCATTTATATCATCTAATTCCGGTGTGATATCTGAATCATTATTTTTTCTTAACGTTTTTACTTTAAGAGGTGTGTAGTTACCAAAAAACTTTTTATCACGTAGATCTAAAGAAGTGTCACCGTGTTTTGCCATGAAATTATCATAATCATCAAAATCTTCTTCATCATAATCATCTAGATTAAATTGATCTTCACTGTGTTGTTTTTCATTATCATCAAACCAAGCAGAATTAGTTTTCATACTTTTCATTAATCTAGATGGTCTTTCAACTTGTTTTGACGCGTGGAAATTAGATCTTAAAGATCCTTCATCTGACATATCGTTTGATGAATTTTCTTCATCTTTGTATTCGTCGTTGTAAAAGAAATATTCTTCAATATCTTCATATTCGTCTAAATCTTTATATTCGCCCAAATCTTGTTCTTTAGGTTCTTCAAATTTTGAATTAATCAATTCTTCTAGCTTAGCAATTCTTTCAGCTAAATCATCTTCTGGTGCAGTTTCATCATCCGATGGTGCCTCAACATCTTCGTCTGGTGTAGGCTCCCCCATTTCTGGCTCAGCCATAGATTCCTCATCTCTTTCAAATTTCTTAGCAATATCTTCAATATCATCTTCGTCTAATATATCTAAATCAACAGCAGAAATAATCATATTAAGAACATACTTAATATCATCACTTTCCATTTTTGGTTGTTGATCTCTCAATTCTTGGCCTAACTTCCCAGCAAACTTTTGCACTTCAGCCATATAATCAGAACGTTTGCTAGCATCAGACTGACCAGCTGACACATCGTCTACAGAAGGTTCATTCATATCTGGCGCTGGTTCACTCATTTCTGGTGAATCGGAACCCATCTCTGGAGCTGGCGCTGGAAGTTCTTCCGGCATAGCTGGCATAGATAAAGGCTCTTCAGATTTTGGTTTATTTTGTTTTAACACATATTTTGTAACGTCTTCATTTAATTCTTGAGAGTTAATCAACTCAAGTCTCTTTAAAGCTTCCGCATATGATGAAAATTTATTTTTATTTTTCATAAAAAGACCACCAATATAATCAAGACTGCTTTCATTCAAGCCTCTTTTTACATAGTATCCATCTTTCTCTCTAACAATACCATAAACACCGTTTACGGTTTCTTTAATCAATTCCGCGTGGACTGATCTAGTGTTTTCATTTATTGTATTTTGTTTGTAGTAGGTTAATTCAAGGATTCTTTTGATTTTATCATCACCTTGAAGTTTTTCGCTACCGATAGGTTTTAAATCTCCCATTGTTTTTTAATTAAAGATAAGCTTATTCTTATTGTATAAATACTACATAAAAGGAAAAAAATAGAGATATCGATTATGATACAGATAATTTTTTGTCGATCATATTGTTTTTAAGATTCATTAATTTTTCGATATACCCATTTCTCCTAAGTAATTTGAATGTTAAGTTTTCATAAGAGTACTCACCGCCACTATCCAAACCACTTTTTCTAAATTTTTTAAGTTTATCTCTTAAATCAGTTTCAGCAGCGGTTACGTCTTTATTATTTTTATAATCGTCTAGTAATGAATCAATTTGTTTTGCAAAATACTCCCCTTTATCTAGTATTTTCTGGGTATCAATACTTTCTGGGTTCTGTGAAGGTTCTGCTACCCACTCATTATTTAATATTGAATATACCCCAGATGAAACGTATTCATCATCAACATCTTGAACATATAGCTCAACATCAAAATTCTTTATTTTAACATCATGAAATTCGTTCCACACACGTTTTTTAGCATCAAAAAACTCTTTAACTATTTTTGTCAAAGCCTCACTATCTCCTAACTCACTCATATCAACAATAATATGTAAATCAACATCAGAGTACTCTGACCAATTATAGTTCGCTAATGAACCAATTAAAATGATATCATGAATAAAGAAATCTACCCCCCAAAAAGTAATGAAGTCATCTGATATCTCAATCAATTTATCTCTAATTTCTTTTTTGATTTCATAACTACCATTTTCATTTTTATCAAAAATTGATAGGCATAGAGTATCCTTCATCTTAAAAGACTTAATAATTCTTTGATCGACCTCTGGGTCCGATAACTCTAAAAGCTCATCAATTAATCCCATCATTATGATATTTTTTGATATTGGTAGTTTTTCTTTATTGTTGAATTTAAATAAGCTCCTTGTGAATCACTAAGTCTAAACTTTGTAAATATTTCCCACGGAACCTTTTCATATCCATAAATAGTCCCATTATTAAATGTGACAGTTAGCAACTCTGATTCGGTATCGTATAAAGCCGATTTTATATTACTAGATTTAATGTCGACGGATATTTTTTTACCTTCAATCCTTTCCGATGTTATAGCCATATTTTTTTTTATATAATATAAATAATTCGTATTAAAAAATAAAGCCCCAATTAAGGGGCTTTAATACTAATTTAAACTAATAAATCTTTCGACGGGTTTCTTTTTACCTATTGGTAAGGTTATTTCCAATAAACCATTTTCCACTTTACCAACAATCTCTTTTTCATTCACATTGTCTGGAATGGTATATGATTTATTGAATTTAGTAACAAAATGGTTGGTATCAGTTTTAGTTTCATTGTCATAAGATATTTTTAAAATACCTTCTTTTAATGTGATTTTTAAATCATCTTTTGTTAATCCTGGCACCGATACAAAAACCTTGTATCCATCTTCAGTTTTATTAATTTTTGTTTTGGGCTCAAATATATTATGACTTGAGCTAGATAGTTCATCAAGAACATCGAAAAATGGGTCTTTAAATAATCTAATCATAATTTTATGTTTTTATTTTTTATTATTAATCAATATTATACAAATCATTTACCAAATGTCTAAAAATGACATTTAGACATTCGTTAGACATTTTTTTAGACATTTTGACACATTCTTAATTTGTTTTTATCGAAAATATTATTTATGTTTGTAAAAAAAACAAAGATATGTCTGTAGATTTTAGTTACGAAGATTCCCCAAAACCAAACACAAAAGCTAGAAAAAATCTTTCTAATACACCAATATTAGATAACTTTTCTAGAGATTTAAATAAATTGGCTAAGGAAGGTAGGATAGACCCTATTATTGGTAGGGACAAAGAGGTTAAAAGAATCGCACAAATTTTATCAAGAAAAAAGAAAAATAATGCGGTTATTGTCGGTGAAGCTGGTGTTGGTAAATCAGCGCTTGTTGAAAAATTGGCATTAATGATAGTTAACGGGGAATGCCCGCCTAGTTTAGTGGATAAACGAATTGTCTCGTTAGATTTAACATCGCTCGTTGCTGGAACAAAATATCGTGGTCAATTTGAAGAAAGAATCAAAGCTATTCTACATGAATTGCAAGAAAATACTGATGTTGTTATTTTTATAGACGAATTGCATACGATGGTTGGAGCTGGTAATGCTAGTGGATCTATGGACGCGGCTAATATCTTAAAGCCAGCGTTAGCTAGAGGTGAAATACAATGTATTGGCGCAACAACTTTTGATGAATTTAAAAAACATATCGAAAAAGATGGGGCACTAGTTAGAAGGTTTCAAAAAATTATCCTAACTGAACCTACGGAAGAAGAAACAGTTGAAATTTTAAATAATTTAAAAGATTCATATCAAAACTTCCATAAGGTTAGTTATGAACAAGATGTGGTTGAAACTATTGTTAAATTATCTGGTAGATATATGAGTGATAAACAATTTCCAGATAAAGCAATTGATGTCCTAGATGAATTAGGGTCCGAGAAAAGGGTCGCGGTAAAAATACCGGAATCAATAGAAAGGTTAAACACTGAAATTGAGATTTTGAAAACTAAAAAAATTGAAGTTGTTAAATCTCAAGACTACGAACATGCCGCAAAACTAAGAGATGAAGAAAAGAAGTTACAAACCAAGTTAGAAGATGAAAAAGATAAATGGTTAAACAAACAAAAAAATAATTTAATAAGTGTTTCAACAGAAGATGTTTACGCCATAGTATCATCAATGACCGGAGTCCCAATTTTTAAAATAGATGGTAAAGAAACTAAAGACTTATTAAATCTTGAAACCAACTTATCTACTAGAGTTATTGGGCAAGAAGATGCTATTGCGTCCATTTCTAAAGCCATTCGTAGAAATCGAGTTGGCATTAAAGATGGTGCCAAACCAATTGGATCATTTATATTTCTAGGATCAACCGGTGTTGGTAAAACTTATTTAGCCAAGACATTAGCGGAACAAATTTTTGGTTCACAAGACAAAGTAATCAGGGTTGATATGAGTGAATTTATGGAAAAACATTCAGTATCAAGACTTATTGGTTCGCCTCCTGGTTATGTTGGTTATGATGAAGGTGGTCAGTTAACCGAAAAAGTTAAAAACAACCCATTTAGTGTTATTTTATTTGATGAAATTGAAAAAGCACATAAAGATGTATTCAATTTATTATTACAAATTTTAGACGAAGGTCATCTAACAGATTCTTTTGGTAGAAAAGTTGATTTTGCTAATACCTTAATCATTATGACTTCAAACGTTGGCGCTAAGAAAGTTTCCGAATTTGGTGGAGGCGTTGGCTTTTCAACTAATAGTAGTAATGAACAAAAAGAATTTGTTAAAAAAACAATGATTCAAAAAGCTTTAAAACAGCAATTTAATCCGGAATTTTTAAATAGAATTGATGATATTATTTTATTTAATCCATTAAATGAAGAATCGCTAAAAAGGATTATAAAATTAGAGTTAGACAAGTTGGTTAAAAGATTAAAAGATAAAAAGTATCTTATTTCATTTGATCAAAGCGTTACCAATGAAATCCTTTCTAAGAATAAAGAGATTGAATTTGGCGCCAGACCAATAAAACGAATTATACAATCACTATGTGAAGATTTTATTAGTGATGAGATACTAAAAGATGTCATAAAAGAAAATGAGTCAATAAAATTGGTATATAAAGATAAATTACTGATTAAAAGTAAAATTATTTAGTTTTTTTTGCTAAATACTTGACTTTTCATCAAAAGTGTATATATTTATATCTCTGAAGGTTATCTTTGCCGACTACCTTTTCGTTTTTTATCATAAGTAAGTGAGGTTGAACTCACTGAAAGACCTTAAACCCCAACATCTAGTTGGGGTTTTTTATTACATTATTTTTTTATTTCAAATTATTTGTGTATATTTAATGTAGTATGAAAAAATATAGCTTTATTTTGTTTGTTAGTGTAATGTTTACATTGACAGCATGTGGTTCGAAATCTACCACAAATGAAACAACAGATTCTACAGCTACACAGGTTGATACAGCAAGTGTACAATTAAGTGACACAACCAATGTGGTTGATTCGGTTACTGCGGTACAATAGAACGCAACTATTCGTAAATAAATTTGGGGGATAATACCCCCATTTTTGTTTTTTAGAAAAAAAATCTTTATCTTTAATTATAATCATTATAAAATGAAAAAAGACACATATACATTATCATTATTGGTTATAACCATAATAATGATTTCTTTTGTTTTTTTAATCGCTAAACATTATAAAACCGAGGTAAAAAAACTAGACGAAAGGGTAAAAAAACTAGAAATATTTATAAAAAAAGAATAATGGAAAAAGATTTTATTGGTGACCTAATACTATTAAGAGGTATTCCTGGATCAGGTAAAAGTACGCTAGGTGATGCTATTTTAAATAGTCCACAATTAACAACTAACACAGTTTTATCTGCGGATGATTTATTTGTTGATTCAAATGGTGTGTATAATTTTGAACCAGATAGAATTAAAGAAGCGCATAATATGTGTCAACAGAAATGCGCGGAAAAAATGAAACTAGGAATTTATAAAATAGTTGTTGCAAACACATTTACCCAAGAATGGGAAATGAAACCATATTACGAAATGGCTGAAAGATATAACTATAGAATCCATTCAGTTATAGTTGAAAATAGACACGATGGGGTTAATGTACACAACGTACCAGAAGAAAAAATCCATCAAATGAAAGATAGATTTGAAGTATCATTATAAACACAACAAATGTTAAACATATTAGAAAAATATTTTCAAGATGGTTTATTACATAAACAAACTCACCCAACTTTAGATTTAACTATTTGGAATTATACACCAAAGGTTCAATACGAAAAATTATGGGATGAAATTACAATACAGTGCCGTGGTTTAGTGACTAATTCAAATGGTGATATTGTTGCAAGACCATTTAATAAATTTTTTAATTACGAAGAACATAAACCAGAAGATTTACCAAATGAATTTTTTGAGGTATATGAAAAAATGGATGGATCGCTAGGTATTCTTTTTTATTATGAAGAAGAGTTAAGTGATGAACGAAGATATAACATATGGTTTAATAATAATTACGAAACCGGTATGGAAAGATTTTTTGATCCAAACAATCTCCCTGACTTTGATAATTCATACTACGAACCAACACCAAAAACTAAGGGTGAGTGGATTTTAGCTACTCGTGGATCATTCACATCACCACAGTCTATAAAAGGTCGTGAGATCCTTGAAAAGTATGATTACAAGCGTTTACCAAAGGAATACACATATTTGTTTGAGATAATTTATCCAGAAAATAGAATTGTCTGTGAATATGATTATGAAGATTTGATCTTACTTGGAGTAATTAATATTAAAAATGGTTCCGAGGTCAATATTCATAATGATTCAAATGAAGATATTCGATTAAATAATTTATTTAAAAATTTAGGATTTAAACTTGTTGTCACATATAAAACCTGGGGTGAAGGTTTTGATTTACTAAAAGAAGAAATTAGTAAGCATAAAGAAGGTTATGTAATTCGTTTTAAAAACGGATTTAGAATGAAGATTAAAGGTGATGAATATGTTCGATTACATCGAATATTAACTAATATATCAAATAGAGACATATGGGAATATTTGAAAGATAATAAACCATTTGATGAATTACTTGAAAAAGTTCCAGACGAATTTAATGATTGGGTTAAGAAAACAGTAAGAGATTTAACGATTAGATTTGATAATATCAATAAGGATTATATTGAGATTTATGAAAATTTAAAATTACAAAATTTAGATAGAAAAGAGTTTGCTTTTAAAGCAAAACATTATAGGCACTCTAACATTTTATTTAACATGTTAGACGGAAAAGATCATAAACAAAATATTTGGAAAATCATATATCCAAATTATTCAAAACCATTTAAAAAAGATGAATAATAAAATACCTAAAGTTATTGAAGTAGTTATAACCGGAAAATATAATGGTTATACCGATTTTTTTGAAAAGAATAAAACAAGAATTTACCAAGGTATTTTTGATTGTTTTAATTTGCTTAGCAATAGTAATAGAAAAACAATTAAATATCTTGTTCAGTCAACAACCGTTTCAGAATTAGTTGGGCCCGTTGATTTTAGCACAGAATTTGTTTTTAGAAAAAATGAGGCGGACATTCTTATTGATTTCATTTTAACTCATTTTGAAGAAATTGAAGAATATGAAAAATGTCAAGATATTTTAAATTTACATAAAAAGTTGACAAATTCAGAAAACATGTCTATATTAGAATTAACAAACGCATAAAAATACGTTTAGTTATTTCTTGCCAAACTAACCCCTCGTTTCTACGTGGGGTTTTTTTATAAAATCATTCTTGATCCAATCAAGACATTACTTAATAATGGTGACCCATCTGCAGTATTACCACTTAGTTTATAATTGATACTAAGCCCAAATCTTTTACTTAGTTTGTAATCAAATGATGAACCAATAAGATATCCCATATTTTTGTTTATTGTGGACGTGCCCGCCACACTATTCCAAGATATTGGAGCAAACATTGTGAATATCTGTGGCGATATGGTTAATTTTTTACTGTATTGATATGGTTTGGTCCAAAACGCCACAACTGATGTTGAAGTGTTGTAGTCATACCCACTTTTTGAATTTTTTAATAATAGATTTATTAATCCCAAATTATATCCAAACACACCTTTCTTCTGTGTTGGTTTTATCCAGGTATAACCTAATAAATTCATGTAATTACCATTCAAATAAGCAAAAGATGATGAATATGAATGTATTGCGTTTAATTTACCATTCGAAAAATCCATTTTAGTGAATCCACCAGTAACAATAAAAGTTTTCAGATCGCTCATTATAACAGTATTTGCGGAATAACTCTTATCACCCATTAATGATGATTTGGATACACCAATAGTTGCGGATTGTAACCACCTACCCTCTGGTGTCTCAATTGTTGACAAATCAGACGATAACAACATAGGATTCGACACCGCAGCTTTTTCTTTTTTCTTTTCTTCCTTTTTTTCTTCCTTTTTTTCTTCTTTAGATTCTTCCTTTTTTTCCTCTGTTTTTGATTCTTCCTTTTTTTCTTCGCTTTTACTTTCGGTTTTTGATTCTTCTTTTGTCTCTGATTTACTTTCTGTTTTACTTTCTGTTTTACTTTCTGTTTTACTTTCTGTTTTAGCTTCAGTTTTTGTGCTTGACGATGATGAACTACTAGAACCGCCAGAACCACTTGAACTCGATGACGCCGGCGGTGGTGAGCTAGCGGCGCCACTTGCTGATGAACCCGCTGCACTACCTGCCGATGAACTAGCCGCGCTACTTGCGGATGAACTAGCAGCACTACTTGCTGACGAGCTTGCCGCTGTTGCAGCAGAACTTGAGGCAGCACTAGATGCAGCAGAACTAGCCGCTTGAGCTGCGGCATTACTAGCTGCTTGTGCGGCCGCGTTTGTTACCGCTTGCTGTACTATTGGATTATTGATTACAGGACACGTAATAGCCTCGTAGGTAGCTTTAGTTGTAAGTAACCAACTCTGAACTACACCGGTTTGAACTTCGATAGGGCTAAACGTTCTAACTTGATTATAGAAAGATACGGTAGCATTCCCATTAATCATTGTGGTTGTCGCAACTTTACGTTCTCCGGTACACCTATCTACAAATGTTTGGGTATAAGTTTGGCCTATCGCTTTATTAACGAATAACGACAGAAGAATTATTGATAAACTTATTAACCATTTTTTCATTATCTATTTTTCGGCACTCTTGGCGGAATCGGTCTACTTAGTCTTGGTTGTGATCTACTTGGTCTATTAGGGGTAACAACGGGTGCTTGCCTTAAGACAGGTCTTTGTCTTTGTATTATTATTGGTGTATAAAACGGTGGCCCCCAATTATAATTAAAAAAAAATGGTGATGGAACATACATGTTATCATACACCACTCTTTGTTTTCTTATCACTGAATCTTTTTGATCAACATAAACATACCTAACCGGTGCACAACCAAACGTCAGCAATAGTAGTGTAGTTAAAATTACGTTTTTCATTATTTTTCAAAAATTCCTTTTTTAATCATTCTGTCTAATATTCTAGCACACGCAATGTCTAAAGCTTTTTTTGTTGCTATTGAAATAGTTGATTGGTTAAACTTAACTTCATCAACGGTTGCGTCTGATAATAATGTTAACTCTCTAGTTGTTTTTGCTTCACCAAGACCAGATCCTGAAAAAACAACACCAGTCTCAGCGTTAGTAAATCTAACTTGTAAACCGATACGAGTCACCATTAGATTTTTAACACCGTCTTTTAAGTTTACAGTCTCATCTTCTGATACAGAATAATCATAACATTCAATTGTCACAAAATATTCAGCTAAGTTGATCTTACCTCTACCATCTAATTTATTTTCAGAAATACCAGCTTGAGATGCTTGGAATTGTTTAACCATTCGGTTTTTAATTTCCGTTTTATCTTCTGTAAACTTAAAACGATTTAAGTTTTCTAAATATTCCATTGAAATATTTGCAACGCCTAAACCTACTCTTTTTTCTTTAAGTTCGGGATACATCTCGTACATTTCATCACTAATTCCAGCTTTTAAGATCTGAATTGGAATTTGTTTACCGTCATAATCTAAGAAACGCGAAATATCAATTGCAGTCTCAAACGATGCTTTATATTGTTCTGTTTGCGTTTTACCAATAGTTTGGGCAAATAACGATGTGCTAAAAAGTGTGATGAATAATAATAAAAATATTTTTTTCATATTACTTTCCATTATAGAACACATTTTTAGGATTGTCTACAAATCGGCCATCTATTCTGATCGTCAACTCATTGGTGATTCTACTTATCTCTTCGTTATTATCTGTTACGTGTAAGAAAAGAAAGTATACTTGAAATGATAACGCAAATATTACCCAAGCCATCGCCATCATTAACATGGTTGAAGCCATTGCTTCTTTTATTTTTTCTAAATTAATAGTCATATATTTAATTTTAACCTTCGATAACATCTTGGCTATCGTCTTTTTTATTTGAATTTTTGTTATTTATCCATTTATCAACGGATGCAATACCAAATGAACCAAGAGTAATAACTAAAAACCCATCGAAAATAAATTCATTGATAAGTAACTCTTTCCCCAACCAACCTGTCACCAAGTCTACAACCAATGATATTACCATCATAATGAATGACGCGAATCCAACAACTGATTTTTCATTAATTGTGTTGTTGTCGTTAAATAAATCTTTTAAAAATCCCATAATTTTTGTTTTTTGTTTTTTTTTGTGTTTATTATCCTTCCATATGCATCTCAGCATATTCGTCTTTAACTTTACCACACTTTAGACATTCTTCAGTTCCATCACCGTCTAAGTCACCCCAAACGTGTTCACATTGCCTGTGTGCAAAATATTCATCGATTTTACCGTCACCATCGAAATCTAAACCATCCATTACACCGTCACCATCTTCATCCACTTCAACACCTACTTTAGGTTGGACAGTTGCTTGGACAGTTTGTCCAACTTCCCCACTAACTTCCTCACTTGTTGGTAAAACTAATGGAAATACATTGGTTGGAACTATTGGATTATTTGGTAAATCGGCAGTATTACTTAATGATGTGCCATCTTCCTCATCCATTTTCTGAACTAACATTTTATCCTTATCGGTATCACTAAACCAATAGTCAATGATTTTACCATAAGAACCAATGAAAGCACCCAATAACAATAGTAGAAGTTCTTTCCATTCTCCTTCAATTGCGGATTTATTTAGGATTGCCCCAAATATCCCCATAATGATTATCATAAATCCACCTAATACGATGGCAGTGATGAACCATCTACGTTTCATCATATTACCTAATAGCTCCTTAAAACCACCTGCTTCTTCTTTCATTTTAATATTCTAGTTTAACTTTAAATTATTACCACTTTGGTGCTTCTTCTTTAAACTCATCACCTTCTTTTTTCTTAGGCTTAGCGGCTGGTTGAGCTGCTGGTTGGGCTGACCCGGCCTTTTCTTTAATAATCACCGTTTTACCCCCTCCAGCTGATTGTTGTTGCTGATTAGAGTTAGTGATATTAATTACTGGTGCGGCTTGCTGTACTGGTGCTGGATCATCACCACCACCTGTTATTTGAGTTATACCCCAGGTACCTAATCCCATTACAGCTGTTGTTATTACACCGATAATAGTCTTTTTTAATCCGGATAAAGTTCCGTCATTTGCATTTTCTACTTCTTCTGACATTTTATTTGTTTTTAATTTTTAGTTTATTTAATTACCACCCAAATACCTCAAATGTTTAATATTATACACCAAACGCTTTAGTAAATCCTTCAGGACAAGTTTTTGTACATATCAAATCTGCAATAACTGGTGCAAATGCCGCTCCAATTGCAATACCAACTCCAGCCGGTGTTGCCCATAACTCTGCAGAATCTAAACTTTTACCTAAACAATTTGAAATTATATTTTTTAATAGTGTATGGTCAATACTATCACTAACGTATGGTATTGCTAAAAATCCTTCTGTTATAATTTCAGTCATTGCCATTACTACAACCACTTTAGCTGCTTTATCTGCAGTATAAAGAATTGGTTGTGCCATAAATGATAATGTGGTTGATGCTACTGCACCTTCAGGTTGTTCTGGTGCAAATGCTGCTGCACAACCCAATCCAATAGCTGCGGTTACCGCTATATTACAAGCATTTTTATCTGCCCATTGGTATGCATCTATTACACCTTCTTTTACTTCTTCATACCCTTCTTTAATTTCAGATACTATTTGTTTTTCAACCAAATCAATTATTGGCGCAACTTCTTCATTCCACTCTCTACCAGTTACATCTTCAATTCTATGATTTATTTCAGGATGAGCGTGAATATATGCTATTGCTCTAGAACTAAGTCCCCATGTTTCACATATTGAACCATCCCAATCTCCACCATTACCATACATTCTTACATAATTGTCACCGCAATCTGAGCGATGATATACTATTCCGTCTCCGTTTTTGTCTGCCATAATATTTATATTTTTATTTATAGTTTATTAAAATCTGTAATTCCTAATTGGTTGTTTTTAGAATCAAATAATCCGATTCTATATGCTGATGATGGTAATGCTGAAGTATATACTTTTAGTATATTATCACCAGCTTTAACCGTTACAACCTCCTTAGAGACAACTTTATTGGAAATATCAAAAATCTTTATTGTTACTGGTTGCTCAACATCAATCTTTACGTTCATTGCAACCTCATTAGTTACAAAGGCAGTTTCTAGCTTAATACCAACCGAATTTTTTATTTGTAGGGCTGGAGTAACTTGCTGAGTTGGTAGTTCAAAAATATCATCCTTTGAACAACCTACTAACCCAACCACAATTAACGCGAATATTACCGTTTTTTTCATTTTACTTAATTATTAATGTTGTTTTATTTAGTTCTTTTTTATCAATATCTTCTAGTAATAAATATAAATACTTGCCCGAAATACTTTTGGTATAAATTTTCTTAACATTTTCACCATTTTGGCCCGTAAATCTTTCTCGGCTAATGACTTGCCCGGTTGTTTTATCTATTAATGTCAATGTATATATCCCGGCAACCGGTAAATTAAAATATATCGATTGGCCATTAATCACAGTACTTTCATTAATGGCAAATATGTCATCCTTTGCTATAACGTCAGGTAACGGTAATTCTGGTTTTGTACACCCAACCAATAAAATAAATGATATTAATAATAATTTTTTCATTAGAATTTAAAGTTTGTTCCTATCATAAATAGGATTGGATTTGCCTTTTTATATCCTACGGATTCTGATAACTTATCCCAAGTTGTGTTGTATCTAAGATTAGTATTCAATACAAATCTTTTAGTTATTTTCCAGTTCATAGATAGCCCATAATACAAGTCCAAATTGAAGTCATCTACATATGCCAAATCTGATTCGGTGCCATCTTTAAATACTTTGTATATATCGCTCATAGCAAATACCTGTGGCGAAATGTCTACCCTCTTTGTTTTTAGTGTGTACGTATACATCACCATACCTCTATAAGTAAGTTCGGATGATGCTGGCATTTGTGGATATATTAAATCTAAAAAATCTCCATTCACATCCACCGTGTATCTTCCTTCCCATTCACCTTGGTATGTTCCCCAAAATGATTTTGATGCTGTTAAACTATAACCAAATGTCCCCCATTTTTCGGTTCTAAACACATCAATAAATGATAGGTTAATATCTTTTTGAAAGTCAAAGTCCGTAGAATAAAATGTTTGTATTGTGGTAGTTCTTTTTTCTGTGTTTCTACTTAGGCCATAACCAACACCATAATAGTCCCATATAGGATTTATAGATGCTGCAAATGAGTGTCCCCATTGCCCGTTTTTTGATGATTTCTGATACCCTAAATTAAGTGTTGTGGAAACCTGCCTACCAATTATACCAACCGAAAGGTTTGATGATGATAAGACATCCTTTGAAAAATTAACATAGGATTGTAATATACCCACATCATTCCAATCATCACTTTCCCCAAATAATTCTTTTGCGGATAGTTGCAACGTGTCGGGTTTTTGTATCTGTGCATTTGTAACAAATGTTATCGAAATTAGTGACAGAATTATTAATAGTTTTTTCATTAGTTAACTTTTACTTTTAATTGACCACCGGCTTTATTTACCGCATCAGTAGCAGATAATGACGTCAAACCTAATACCCCCTCAATACCAACCTGAGGAATAAATGTTAATTTATATTCTGTTGTTTTGTCTAATAATGTCGATCCGTCTGTAATTAATGAACCTAAATTAATATAAGTGCCCCCGTCAACACCAAAATTTGTTGGGTTGCCTTTTGTTTTAAAATCAACTTTTTCAAATTTTAACGCGGTATTGTCATAATTTATTTGAAATTGTGTTCCAACTAACTCTTGCTGTAATGGATCTATCGATATTGTTATAATGACTTTACCACCAATATTTTCACCCATTAGGTAAGCATTTATTTGATTTGAAACTGAGTTAGTTGATAAACTCATAGTTCTCATAGAATTACTAGCAACAGAGCTAACAGTTTGTTGTGCCGAATGGGATAAATTCACATCCCCAATCCAAGTCACGCTAACGTTATAGGTATTATTAAGTGTACCACTATTCAAGTTAAACGGTAATAAACTTCTTGTTGAATTTAATTGTGTTTTCCAATTAGATTTAGTGACCGCATCGTAATCCGATTTATTATAAAGTTTCATCAAATAGGTTAACGCGGAATATTGTGTTAGTGTTGTTACCCCTGTTAAATGTTGTAACAATTTATATGTATCAGATTCGTTAAACACACCATTACCGTCCACATCTGCATTCATAAACTGAATACCATTTGTAAATTCATTCCCGCTTTGATCGCCAAATATGCCACCATTTGATAATTCCTTAAATGCTATAAACACATCTGAAACAGTTACAATGCTATTATACAACGTGTTTAAATCCGTTTGATTTGTGTATGATAAATCAATTCCATGTTGTTTAAAAGATTGAATTAGTGTAAATGCAAATTCAGCTCTTAAACCGTAAAATCCGTTTCCGGCCCTAATAAACGAAGCAAATGACGAACCAGAAAAATTAAATTGAGTTGATGTGTAAACATAAACTTCAGTCCATCCATTTGGATCATATGAATTAAATGTTACAGGGCCATTCCATAAATCAAATAACTGTAAACTAGTGATTGTAGATGGTGTTGAAACTACCCCATTAACCTCTCTACTATCAATACCAATTCTATACCTTTGGTTAATTGCGTCATAATCATATATCACACACCATTCTACATCCCCAGTGGTTGTTGTTGCTCTAGTACCGCCATTATTAACTTTTACAGCATCCAAATCGTTTGTAATATCAACTTTACCCAATCCACTTATTGCTCTAGACGTATTTGTTGTTGTACCCCATGTATTATTTACAAATGTGTTTGCTTTTGCTGAAAATTTAGTCTCATCAACATTAGGTCCAAAATCAAAATTGAATCTTGCAGTTAAAACATCTCCGTTTGTGTGTGTTACCGAATTTGTGTAAAATTCAGTAAATGTTGCATCATCGGGATTAGTCCAAGTTCCATATTCAATTATATAGGGATTATTCCAATTGTTTGATAAATCATTCCACGTTGATTGACCATTCCAATTTGTTACCGCATAATTCTCACTACCATTATTACCATTTGGTTCACCAGGTGCCCAGTTGTTATACACACCTGGAATATTACCCGCCGTTTGTCCGTTTGAGGTTTTCATTACCGTCCCCTTTTCAGGTCCAGCATCTATTACCCAAGTTCCATCTCTAACCTCATCGGTTGCCGCAAACCATATATTAGCTTGTGGTACATTAGCAAATATAAAAGCATTTTCCGATGCCGATGTTATTGTTACTAAATACCCTGTCTGTCCTTTGAATGTTGTTAATAACGATGCGGCTCTTGCTCCAGTGTATGTTGTACCTGTTGATATTGGTCTATAAAAGTGTCCATTTACACCATTGTAGAAAAATCCAACAGGATTAACAGTTGCTGCTACCGATATTTGAACATTACCGACTACCGAGCCTGTGGTTATTTTTAAAGATGCTAATGCATTATTGATATTAGCCATTGTACCTGTTACCACTAAACGAGTTTTATTACCTGTTAAAGTAAATCCACTTGCTGCGGTTAAACCCGTTGTTGTATTAAGATAGAACGTAGTATTTGTTGGTGGATTAACTAAACTGATTGACGCTAATAAAGTTGATGTTGAGCTAAATCCACTCAATACAAACCCACTTGCATCTTGTCCGTTTGTGGAGGGTATAAATGACTTAGAGTCCGGAGCAGATACACTCTGTCCGAACCCTAAAAATGAGATTAGTAAAAAACATATTACTAATAATTTCTTCATATTATTCTATTACTAAGTTTATTTTCTTACCACTAGCATCAACAGCATCGGATAAAACAAAATAGAATAAACCTGCAGTATTTGTAAGTGCCACCTTAGGTGTGAATATTAATTTATATGGTGTCCCAGTTTTAATTCTAGATGTTTTTAATTGATCCATAGAGCCAAATGTTAATCTACCATCTTTATGTGTAGAAAAATTGGTTATAGTTGAACCGCTATCAAAAACAACGTTATCTAATTGTAATTTAGATTCATCATACTCCATAATAACTTCTAAACCAGCTAATCCTTCTTTTGTTAGGTTTGTTGTTAATACAACCTTACCATTTTCCAAAGCGGAAACAACCGATAATTTCGCGGTCTCTAATGCTGCTGGAACATAAGACATCACCTGCGTTGACATTGATGTTTTATTGTTTATCGAATTTGTATATAATCCACTACTAATTCTTGTAGCAATTACTGATGGATCAGATGAATGTGACCAGTTTAAATCACCACCCCAAGCAAAAACAGCATGAACTTCTTTTACTGGTGAATCGATAATAACTTTATTTTTAACAACACCGTCTAACCAGCTTTGATTTAATAAACCACTATACCATCTTACCGATGTTGAAGTCGATGTAGGTATCATAGCTGGACTATCAACATTAATACCCATTACATGCGCGAATAGATAGTAAGAATCCGATTCACTAAATTCAGTTTTGTTTTTTGTAATTAAACCAACTTTCTTTTCTAAAATTGGATAAGTAAAGAAGTTTGCGGTACCACCAATATCAGTTTGTGAATGACCTAGGAAAGCTTTATATGCGTCAGATACTGTAACAATATTATTCATCCATGATTTTTGCATTGCTGGCCCAACAAACACACCAACTGAGTCGCCCACTTTAACTTGCGTTGTAAAAAGAGCCTCCCCACTAGCGTCTAATGGTAATTGTGCAATAGGTTGTTTTGACCAATCAATATCACCACTACCATCTGTTTTTAATTTCATTAATTGAACATTGTGGTCAGAAATACCGTAACCTTGTGGGAATAATACTTTTACTTTAAATTGCGAGGTATTACCACTAACGCCAGTTAATGATAAATTAGTTGCGTTGCGAGTTATTGGTGAAATGTTTGCCGAAGCGTCATTAATAGCGTATGCTAAATCTAATTTATGAATATCATTATATTGATTTTGGTCTTTAATCACATATTTTTGTGTTGCAATATCACCATTAATTGCGGCATCAGTCCTTTGGATTGTTATTTGTCCAACATTCCAATCATTATTTGCGGTATAAGCCCATGGTGTTGCAAGATATTGCGCGTACAAACTGGTTGCAGCAATATTTGCTGCTGGGGTGAATATAAAGTTATTCCAACCAGTGAAAAATGTCTGAGTAGAACTACCTTGTGAAAACACAGTACTATTTGATACCATTGTTAACGCTTTATTGTTAAATGAATATCTTAACCAGAAATAACGAGGTAATGTGACCCCCCTATCAACAGTATATTTTACGGTTAACGTATCACCAACCATATATGGTCCACCTGGGGTTACCGTTTGATTAACGGTTAATTGACTGAATGATGGTAGAGATATTAAAAATACCCCAATAAATAAAATTAAATTTTTCATATTATTTTTTATTAAAAAATGCTTTATTAATTAAAGACTCGCAGGTCTTCTTTATTGCTGACGATAGTGCTTGTTGATTTACTTTATCACTACCTTCGTCTGTTATTAATGTCGATGTTGAAATCTCTGAGCTAGATTCTTCGGCAACAACTTCCTTAAGTTTTTTACCAGACTTATCACTCAACTTACCCCTCATTACCACCAACGTTTCTTCAACATCAGAATGGAATACGGAGATATTTCGTTTAGTTTTATTTACATCAAAGTATAGTATTTCCGCACTAAAGATTAAATCAGCTGATTTTGCGTCTTCAACAATTATAAAATCTTTATCTTGTAATATTTCCTGGAAAATGTTTTTAGCACCAAAAGCTAAACTTCTATTATTAGTTAGTTTACCAATTTTGATGTTATTTTCTACCCCAGAAATGTATACCGCCTTTGTTTCCTGTAAAGGATCTACGATGTAAGAATACATCCCAAAAAACCCTAATACCACAAAAATGGGTATCAGAGACACATTTAGTCTATTATTATTTGCCATAACAATAAATATCGTCAAGGCAATTTGAAGGCCAATATTTACTAAAATATAAGGTAAATCATTAATTTATTAAAAAAAAATAATTTTATTTTTTAAGTTTTCTTGATTATATACATATTTATTGGTATCTTTGTAAAAGAAAAAAGATAAAACTAAATTCAATGA